GTACCTGGCTACGAACCAGGGGGTCGTGGGTTCGAATCCTGCCTGGCGCACCATCAAAAATAATTGGCTTGCCTCGTGCAAGCCTTTATTTTTTCTAGGAATTCTTCAAAAGCCCCGAACGGCGGGCAAAAAGCAAAGACTGCGAACTCCGCCGAAGTCCGTCCAAGTCCTCCCCAACACCTCCGTGAAAACCCCTAACCCGACCAAAATCGCGTGCTAAACTGGGGAAACAAACAGGGGAAACAATTCCCGATTTTTCAAAACTGGGGAAACGCATGCAGAACCTAAGAACGAAAACCGTAAAAGGGATTGAGTATTGGGTGGCTCGTGTGCAACGCGACGGAAAAGTTTGCGAACGAAGCCTCGGATGCACAGCTCGGATCAAAAAAGCAGAAGCGCAAAAACGGCTTCTCCAATTCCTTATCGAAGTTGAATCTGGCGAAATTAAGCGCCGCACTAAAAGCCACACTTTCAATGACTTGTGGCCGGAAGCGCTCAAAAGCATTGCAGAAGTCAAACGCTGGAAAAGCCCGAAGACTGAGGAGTCGTGGCGCTATTCATTTAGCCACTACGCTGCGCAGGCTTTTGGCGACAAGCAGCTAAAAGAGATCACGCGCGAGGATGTGCTCGGTGCATTGATGCCTTTGTGGACCACGAAGACGGAAACTGCCGGCAAACTACGCATTAGGCTTGAAGCATTTTTCAGCTGGGCCGAGGTCAACGGATACCGAAACGCGCCAAACCCTGCCTTGTGGAAAGGGAACTTAGAATATTTTCTGCCACCGCTCGCTAAGGTGCGTCCAGTAGAGCACCACGAGGCCCCAACGATAGACGAATTGCGAAAGGCCGTGGCCTACTGTATTAGCCATCCGTCTCCGGCAAGCGGTCTGATTCTTTTTGTGATTGCTACGGTGGCGCGAGTAAGCGAAGCTAGATTTGCGCAGGCCTCGGAGATCGAACGCTCAACTTGGGTAATGCCGGCGGAGCGTCGTAAGGATGGAAAAGGAGAGCCGCATCGCGTGCCGCTCTCGAAGCTAGCAGAGATTGCGCTGGCAATGTCTGGCGAGAATAAATATCTCTTCAGTACCACTAAGACTAAGCCGCTGGCTATCGACACGGCCCGACTTAAACTTTGCATGATCGTCGGCCGACAGGTCACTATGCACGGCGTCCGCAGTACGTTCCGCGACTGGGCGGCTATCAACGGCATCGACTTTGTGGCGGCTGAAAAAGCGCTCTCGCACACAGTCGGCAGCACCGTTACCCAAGCGTATCTGCGCGAAGATATGCTTGAGGCACGGCGGCCAATCATGCAGCGGTGGGCAGACGAACTCATGGCACAAACGCACTAGCTCGCAGATTCTTTTCAGTGGCCGCGCGCATCTTGGCGATGGCCACCTCCACGGAAGTGCGAAACCAAAAGTGCTTGCGATTGCGGCGCACTGGCGTCGGCAGTTTGTGATCGCGTACATACTCACGAAGCTTCTTCTCGCCACAGCCGAGCAGCTCGTACATATCCTCGCGCGACAGATATTCTTTGTCTTCCATCTCAATCACCCGTTCAAAATTGATGCACGCCAGCGCTTGAATTGCGCATCAAGCCCGCGTTCAATTCCATCTTCGATGCTGGCCTTAAGCTTTTCGCAGAGATCTTTCGGCCAGTAGGTCTTTCGGCCGCTTCGTGCTCCCGCCGGGAGCTTTCCCTGCCGCACCCATCGCTCAAGGGTGCGCGGCGTTACGCCGAAGAAGGCCGCCGTCTCTTTTTTGTTCATTCGTTCCTGCATATCTTTTCCCCAATGAAACTAGCCAAGGCCACTGGAAGCGCCCGTCTTTGCTGCTGCGGCGCTTTGAGCCCTTTACGGGGGACAATGTGCCCGATGCGTGTCTTTTCAAATAGCGCTCCCATGGCCTCGCGAGCCTGCGGATCGCCCTCGCATGCCATGGCATAGAGCGCCTTTACCCATAGCCGCTGCTCCGGCACCACTTGTCGGATGCGCAGTCGGGCTCGTTTCCATGCCGGCAGCGCGCGCCACTGCCGCTCGATCTCCTCAGTGACTCTCATGGCTGCCTCCCATCAGGTAATCAAGCACGTTTTGCTTGCGGCTGAGCGCCTTGTAAACGGCCTCATCAGCTGTGCCTCTGGCGATGATCCGATGCACGAACACCGCGCGCGGGTGGCCTGACTGCGCTTGGCGCGTGGGGCCAATGCGTTCGATGATTTGGGCGTACTGCTCGTAATTGAAACCGGAGCTGAAAAAGCAGAGGATGTTGCCGCCGTCTTGCAAATTGAGACCGTGGCCGCATGCCGCAGGATGCGCTAGCAGGAGCGGTATCTTTCCTGCGTTCCAATCACGAATCGTCTGCGGATCGCTATCGAGCAAACGCGCTTGAGGGAACCGATCGAGAATTCGTTCCACCTCGTGGCGGAATTGGTAAGCCACAAGTACGGGTGCGCCACCTGCTTCTTCAATCACGCTTCCTAGGGCATCAAGCTTGGCGTCGTGAATATGCGCCCATGTGCGAATCGACTCGCCGCCCCCATTCTCGTCTTCGACGTAGATGGCGCCGCTAGCGAATTGAAGGCACTTAACCAAGGCTGATTGCGCATTGGCCGCTTCGATCGTCGTTTCGCCAAGGCTTGCGTACAGGTCGCGCTCAAGCTCTTTGTACTTGTACTTTTGAGACGCGGGCAGATCAACATAGATGTCGTTGACGATCGGTTCGTCAATGTCGAAATAGTCCTCAGCACGCACCGTAAGCGACACGTCTGCGAGCAGCGCTTTGATCTGCTCATCAGCTCCGGGTGCCGGCACGTACTTGACCATGTACGCTTCATTGCCTGTGCGTACCGGACGAAAGAACCGCGTCTCGTACTCGGTCATCGACTTGCCAAGGCGCTCGCCTTTGTCGATAAACCACGCCTGGCCCCATAGATCGATCAGGCCGTTGGCCGCAGGCGTACCCGTGAGCTCAATAAAACGGTCGATCAGACTGTAGACACGAGCTAGTGCCTTCGCACGCTGCGAGCCTTGACGCAGACGGAAGCCCTTCAGACGCGTGGCCTCATCGACCACAACGATCTTGAACGGCCACTCTTTGCCAAAGTGCTCGACGAGCCAAGGTAGCTGCTCGAAGTTCGTGCAGTAGATGTCTGCGAACTCCTCAAGCGCACGGCGTCTTTGAGTAGCGCTGCCGCACACGACCGAGACCTTGAGATGCGCCAGGTGCTTCCACTTGGCTACCTCGTCAGGCCACGTACTCTGAGCTACGCGCAAAGGCGCAACGATGAGCGCAGGGCCCATGCCCATGAAGAGCATAGGGTCGAGCGCGGTGAGCGTGGAGACGGTCTTACCGCACCCCATACCGGCCCAGATCATCGTCCTGGGCTGGCAAACAATCCGCTCGATGATGCGCTTCTGGTAGGGACGGGGAATGAATTCTTTCACTCTTCTCTCCGAGATTGTTCGCATTCATCAGCCGCTTTTTCGAGCATCTTTGCTAGCGCCCTAGCATGCTCTGGGTCCATGATGGCGGTGGAATAATCTGCCGCGCATTCGCCGTCAAAGTCACAGACGGTCATAAAAATTTCGTCTCCAACGCTTGAGACGTCTTGGCAAAACACCTCGACGCACCCTCCGCCGATTTCCGACAAGTCAAGCTTTGCCACGGAACACCTCACCAAAAAACTCATCAACACCGTTGTTGCCGTAAAGCACCACGGCGATAGCATCGCCGTAAGCGGTATTCAAACGCTCGCGCTCGATCCTCTGGACGACGGCGAGCTTGCCGTCGGCGGCCTTGATTTCACAGAGATAGACCTTGCCCGGACCGATCAAGAGCTGGTCAGGACAGCCGCGACGGCCGACGTAAACCACCTTGCGCGTGATGCAGCCGACGTCTTTTGCTCTGCGCTGGAAGTAGCGCACAACTTTTGCCTCTGGGGTCATTTGCGGTACCGCTCCTCCTTAAGTTCATTTATGCCCTTAACGAAACGGGCATCGCTGTTGAGGGTTGTGTCGTAGAACCACCAGCATTCACTGCCGTCGTACTCGTGCCGCACCAAAATGAAGTCGTTTCCGTAGAGCTGAAGATCAAGCACGATCATGTGGCCGCCATACATCCAAGGGCGATACACAATCTCCTTTGCGTTTCGCTCGAATTCGCCCTTCAGCATCCGCCTATCTCGACCTATTCCGATACCGAGAATGTCGTTCCAGTTTTTGCCGTGCTCTGCCAAGGCATCAAGAGTCTCTTGCCACAACGAAATCGCCTCCCTCATGCCTTCTTCTCCTGTTTAGCGAGAATGAAACTTTCAGGTTCTTTGACTTGGACGGGTCTTTCGGGGCCATCAAAGTACCAGTAGAACGAAATAGCGTGCTTCAGGCTTGGGCGACGGTCTGACCATAAGCTTTTGCATTCGTAATACAGGGTCTTCTCCCCATGCGCCGCCGAGCAGTCCGTCATGTACGCGTAAAAGCGATTGGATCGCCAAATGTGATACGTATTGCCGTCAATGGAAAGGCTCAGAACGTAGTCATCCCGCGTGACGTGCTTGATGCGATGGATGTTGTCGATAAGGTAGTCGATAAGCTCGTCGATACGCCTGTCGTGCTTTTTGTGGAGGCACAACTCCAGGATCGATGGATGGCGCCAAACGAATTTCACCGCGTCCCAAAAAGAAATATGGTTCATGCCTTCACTCCTTTAGTGAGCCGTCTTTCTTCGGCCGGCGAGAGATACACGGGTCCTGTGTAATGCTCCGTCGCATCTCGCCAGGCCAATACGCGGTAGTAGCGAGACTCGACCGGCAACACAAAGCCCAAGCCGTTAAGCCATTCGGCTTCTTCAACGTAGCGCCATGAAAACTCGCCGGACTTTTCTTTTCGCGCAAGCGTGACGTCGTACAAACCATCACTCTTGGGGCCGTTAACAAAATCTTTAGCCCCAAAGACCGGTTGCCAGCGGCCATGTTTTTTCAGCTTTTCATTCATGGCTACACCTTTTCAAAAAGTCTCTACGCGCCTGTGCGGTCGCAAACGGCGTCGGGCCGTCGTAAGCTTCAGAACTTCGCCAGGCGACGACACGGAATCCTTTAGGAGCTTCAAAGCCCTTACAGCTGGACCAGAAGCAGTACGCGATACGCCGCTGGCGAATGTCGTCGATCGAGTCCTTGGGCTCAAGGGTCACGTCGTACCATCCTGTTTGCTTGGGGCCGGACGCCGGCGAGTCGGCGCCGCATATCGGATGCCATTCATTCATTACTCATCTCCTGTTCAATTCTTTTTCCAATCCATCTCACAACCGGAACGGCCCAGGAATTCCCGATGGCCTTATACCGAGGCGCATCCGGGCATTGTTCTGTCGATTTGCCGCGGTAGGGTATTTGGGTCCATCCGTCCGGGAACCCCTGAAGCCTTTCGCATTCGACTGGCATCAACTTGCGTACGGCGGACTCAGTGGCAATTCCGTGAACTCCAGTGGCGTTGAGTGTGAAAGAACTGCCTTCACAGACTCCAGTTCCGTTTCCTCCGTTTTCAGGTTTTCGGCCGATGGTGTTTTCAGCTAGGCAGTAAATCGGAGTTGTGGTTTTCAGCGGCGGGCTTTTGTCAACTTCGATGGCTCGATTTGTTCCGTTCTCGCTAAGGACCAAAGGCACTTGGTTGCCGCCTGTTCCCATGCGAGCCTGAAGCGTCGGCGATTTGTCGCTTTCTCGAATCACGTCATTTGCGTGTGTCATGTCGTAAACCTTCACTTCTTGCATACGATCAGCATTCCCGAGTCAACGGACTGGTTGTTGGCGAACTGCTCTCAGCGTCACGCGCCGTCAAAGTCCCAATAATTAGCGACTCGCTGCCCCCCCCCATGTCTCCGCCGGAAGCGGTCAGAGTGCCTGCGGCTCGGCTTGCATCGCGGTACGCTCCAAAGCTGCTTTGAGCAAAGGCGGCAGTTGCTTCCCGCGAAACATCGCTCGTCTCAGAATCCCGAGGCAAGCCTTGGCGCTCAAAAAGTATCTTTGCGGGATCAATGCCCCCCCCCACAGCACTTGCGACAACGAAGACTCGGCGGCGTCGTTGGGGCACTCCGAAATGTTGAGCATCGAGCACGCGCCACGCTGCTTTGCGTTTTGGTCCGGTAACCAGACCTGCACACGGCCATCGATTTGAGCCGGACGAAAGGGGAGCGTCCGCTCCAACAAGCCCTGCCAGGAAGCAGCCGAAAGCGTTGTCCTTGGTGTGGAGCACTCCTGGCACGTTTTCCCAGAACACGACAGCTGGTCTGAGGTCAAACAAATCTCTGATGTTGTCGATAGCATTTGCAATCTCACAAAAAACCAAACTCAAATTGCCTCGTTCGTCATCAAGAGACCGGCGTTTGCCAGCAACCGAAAACGCCTGACATGGCGTACCTCCGCACAGGATGTCGGGCGGCTCGATTTCTCCTTCGTTAATGAGGCGCGGTAACTTGCGCATATCGCCAAGGTTCTCTACTGATGGGAATCGATGCGCAAGTACGGCACAGGGAAACGGTTCGATTTCAGAAAACCAAGCGGGCTCCCAACCAAGCGGTCGCCAAGCGACAGACGCGGCCTCGATACCCGAACAGATAGAACCAAATCGAAGCCGCATAGCTCACCCATTCTGTTTAGTAGAACCGAAAGACTCATCTTTGAGGCCCATGCGCACCATCTGGCGAGCGAGCTTGTACTTTTCAAAGCGATCACACATTTCGGCTGCATCGCAGTTAGGACGGATGATCTTTTCGTAGACGTGCCGCATCTTGATGGCGACATCGACGAACTCTTCAAGAAAACAAGCTTGAGCGCTTCTCTTGTAGGCCTTGTCTTCAGACGTCTCTCCAATTGACCTGCGGTAGAACAACACCGCGTTTTTCAACTCATCAAGTTCCTCGAGAAGCTTTTCGAGGTGTTGGTCAGTGCGGTAGAAGTCGACAATCGTTTTGTCTTCTTTGGCCAATTCGAATCTCATTGCTTGGCTCCGTTTTCAATCGCTTCAATCCGATTGTTGATGTAAGAAAGAAAGCCCAAAACCCAGTTGTCGAGAATAAATTCAGGCGTATCTAAGGAACGGATCAACTCTGTAATTTCCCACCACTTACATGCCAACCCGTATACCGCAGCTCGGTACTCAGTCAGTTCTTTGGCGGTGGTGTTGGGAAGAATCAAATAGCTTCCGCTCTTAACTGCGCCATGTTCTTTGTTCCACAGACAATCGGTTTTCAACAGTTCGTTAAGCCAAAAACGAGCCTTTTTGAGGTCCTCCAACTCGTTGCCCTTGTAGGGGGCTCGAATCACATACTCCACGGCTGAAGCCAGCGGGTGCGGAAGGAACTTGGTGAGGTCCTTCGGCTCGCACACATGGCGAAAACGCTCGTAATGGCTCGGATGGTTTACGTTGTCAGTCATTGGAAGTCCTCCATTGCAATGAGAAAAGTGAGCGTGGTGGCAAACATCAGAAAGAACAGCCCCAAGGCGTCGGTCGTTGTCATTGGCCACAAGCCAAGAGCGCCGGCAGCAAACCACGCGCAGACTTTGTAGAAGCCGAACACGGCTACAAAGGTGAGGCTCGTGCCTCGAAGAAAACGTTTCATATAAGACCCCTCAATTCCCGAGAGCGGCGCACCATGGCAAAGACGCCCTCACCCAAAACCTTTTGAGCCTGCAAGTCGCGCTCCCAACCGGCGCGTCTGCGCTCGTCTCGGTCGCTAAGTTTTGCCAGGGTGCGCGTTCTCTCAGCCGCGGTCGACGCCTCGAAAAATTCACCAGCTTTAATCCGTGGCCAACCCAACTTCCTGAAAAGCTCTGCGCACTCGGGGTTGGCATAGCCCACGTAAGCACTTGCGCAATGGGCGCCATGGGGCTGAACGTTCGGAAAGCGGACCCACTTGTGCAGCCAGATAAGCTCTTCGCCAAGCACCATCTGTGATGACGCAGGACGCGTCTTTTTGGTGCAGAAATAGCCGTACTTGGCTGCCGCTTCGTCTGCTGTGATTCGCGAACTCATTTGTGGTACCTCTTGGTTTCAAATCCGTCGGCAGCAAGCGGTAATCCGTGAGCCCATGCCGGCAGCTCGCACATGATTTGTTGCATGCGTTCGCTCGTGTAGCCATCGGTGTCCGGACATTCCGTGAGCACTTCGTCGTGTACTGTCATCACGGGACAGAACCCTGCGGCTTCGAGTCGCGGCAAAGCGGTAGTGAGGATGTCAGCGGCAATGGCCTGGATTAGGTTCTCGGTGCACTTGCCCGGGTACGTCTCCAAGCGTTCCCACTTGCGCGTGCGCTGATTGATACCCATGTACGTCCAGGACTCGGACTCACCGTCGATCAGACGCGGGCTGGCGTAGCAGAGATAGCGGCCCGAGGGCAGACGCAGTAGCAACCAGTTGCCGCGCACCTCAACGCACACGTCCTGTGGACATTTCACGCGCACGCCGCGCTTTTCTTTCAAAGCCGTGATGCAAGCGTCGCCAAGCGCCTTCCAGAAACGCACGATGTGGGCGTTGGCACGACGCCACAGGCGCTTCAAAGAGTCACAGGCAAGCCACACGTCTCGCGTGAGTCCGCACAGGCGGCGCTTGTCTGAGCGCGCCCACTCGTAAGCACTCACAGCCTCGTCCATCACAGACTGCGGCACCGTCGGAAGGACGGTCTTGGCGAGCTCTTCGAGATCGATGCCGTAGCCCTTGGCAAACGTCACGAATGCGCCGGGACCGCCGCCGTAACCCATGGCGAGCTCGAGCACCTTGCCCATTTGACGTTGCGGTTTCGTCACGTCTTCAGGCTTGACGCCGAACGACTTGGCATAGGTCATCTTGTAAAGGTCGTGCCCGGTGCCGGCATCGTAAGCTCGAAACGCATCGAGCTTCCACGTTTCGCCTGCAACCCACGCAAGCACTCGGCCTTCGATGTTTGAGTAGTCGGCCACCACCATGCGCTTGCCGTCTTCGACCGTGATGACGCCGCGCAGGATTTCAGACAAAATCTCGGGCACTTTGTCCGGGTAGAAGAGGGGCAGCGAGCCGTCGAGCGCCGCTTCGGTCGCGAAGTCCAGCTCTTTGAGCGAAAGCGTCTGGCGAGCCAAGTTCTGCGGCTGGAAGAGGCGCCCTGCGTAGCGACCCGTGCGGCTGGCACCACGGAACTGAAGCGTACCGCGCAGGCGACCGTCAGAACAGGTGGCCGCCAGCAAAGCCTTGTACTTGGTGACGCTTGACTTGGCCGACGAGAGGCGCACGCGCAGGAGCTCTTTCATGGGCTCGGGCAGGTCGTCCATCTCGATCAGACGCGAGACCTCGGACTTCTGCAGATTCTTCAGCTTGATGCCGAACAATCCCTCGATTGTCTCGATCATGGCCTGCGTCTGCGTGGCCGAATTGACGGCACCGTTGGTGAGCTCCTGCGTCTTGGCGTTGAGCTTGACCTTGTACTTTTCAGACAGAGCCACAGCGGCACGGGCGAGCGCCAGATCAATCTTCATGCCGCGGTTATTGATGCGCGCGTCAAGGCACTGCAGGGCACGCTCTTCGCGCGTCACGTTGAACTTCGGCATGCGCTTGAAGAGATCACGCTCAGCCTCCACGTCCTTTCGGCAGTAGTTAACGAACTTCTTCCAGTCCTCGGGGTGCGTCTGGGCCGTAGCGCGACGAATCTTGCGACCCTCAGGCTGCGGTTTGCAGAACAACTGCACGAGGCGGCGGCCGTCTGTGTCTTTGGCGTGGTCCTTGTCCAGCCGGAAGATCACGGAAAGATCACCCAAGGCGCCAGGGAGCCCGCACTCATACGCGAGTACCATCGTGTCGATGACAACTTCAGGAGGCAGGTCAATGCCCATCACAGCGCGCAGCACGTTGGCGTCGAAGTTCATGCCGTTGTGCCACACAGTCTTGGCCTTGCCGGCTTTAACGTCAGCAAGCGCTTGCGCGAGGTCGTCCGGCATCAGAATATCGTTTGCCACATCCCACACTTTGGCAGGCTCATCACCAATCGCATAGCCCCACAGCAGCACTTCCGTGCTGGGGTCTTCGGCGTAGCGATGCGCGCCGCACTTGGGCAGGTTGCACTCGCTGAAAGTTTCCAAATCGCAGTAGATAAGTTTCATAATCTTTAGTCGGCTATGGGATACCCGAGAAAGGACAGCGTGGTGCGAGAAGTTAGGAAAGGAAAAGAACACGCACGCCGCCCTTTCTCCGGTACCCCGGAGGCGGGCACTCGAGCCCGCACACGGCTTAGAACAGCAGATCGCCTCCATCGTCCTGTGCCTGCTCCTGAGAACCGTCGTCACCGAGGTCTTCGAAGTCGGCTTCGCAGTTGGCGGCTGCGCCCGAGAGCGGAGCGTCTTCACGGATGAACTGGACGCCGCGGATGTAGGTCGTCACGCCGCCGCCGTTTTGCGTGTAGCAGAACACGTCCACAGAGGCGTTAACCCAGCAGCCGCCGAAGATCACGTTGTCTTCGAGAATGTCCTGCTTGCGACGGTCAAGCACGCGAGGCTTGCCTTTCTCGGCACCGCGCTTGGGCTGGATCATGAAACAGTCGCCGTCCTCGCCATAGGCCTTGATCGGCCAGGTGGTACGGGAGCCTGCGAAACGCTTGGCCATGGCAGTAGCCTTTTCAGCGCCGTATTCACCCTTGATGGCGTCGAGCACGGCCTGCTTGACGATTCGCAGAGCGTCGCTTCCTTCGGGCAGGAGCAGGCCGATCGAGTAATTGCTCTTGCCCATGTATTCCTCGGGCTTGAACAGACGGGGATAGACACAACGGACGTCACGCAGGACGATGTGAGTGGTATGACTCATTTGAAAAATCTCCTCAGAAAAGGTCGCCTTCGAGTGCATCAAACTCGTCGGCTGTGTTGAATTCGATTGCCGGACGCTTGTCCGACTCGGGCACCAAGCAGGGCTTGGGCGGCGTACGGGTGATGAGCGGCTGGATGTTCTTCCACTGGCGCGGGCCGATCTCGCCCTTCTTGGCCATGCGTTCAGCCTCAGCAGGGCTGATGAGCTTAGGCACGTAGAGAACGGCCTTTTTGATCGACATGGCATTGATGGCTTCTTCGGCGCCATCGGCCCACTTGCGAGGACCGGCTCGGCCTTCGACGAGCTTGTAGCCGGGCACGGGCGTGCCGGACTCAATCATTCCGTGAGCGGCAGAGCGGACCTTTTCGCACCACTTCTCAATCAGCTCAAGCCAAGGCAGTGCACGGGCCAATTGCTCGGGTGTACTCGGCACCGGCAGCGCTTCAGGCGCAGGCTCCGTGGGCTTGACTTCCGCCACGGCCAGGGCTTGCTGTGCGAGCGCAGGGCAGGTGCCGGCGCCACAGCAGTAGCGGCACTGTTCGGGGCCGGGCACGAGAGAAGAGCGAACGTCCTCGCCGTTGCGTACGCGTACGCGAATCCGCTGAATCTGCGAAATCTTGTTGCGAGCAAAGCGGGCGAACTCGTCCACGTGCTTTCCGCTTGTCTTCCAAACCTTGGCGCCGCCGCAATAAGGCTGATAGATCACAAGATCAATACTTATGTCCGCGCTCAGCCCATTTATCAGAGCGATGCCTAAGGCGTAGAGCATCAGCTGCGGGTTTTCTTCGACTTCGACTGGGTGGCGCCCATACTTGTAGTCGACCACAATGAGCTTGGTTTCCGTGTGCGTCTTAACAACGGCATACGCGTCACACGTGCCGAACATGGCCGGCATGTCGCCACCTATCAACGGGATTGCCACGCGCTCTTCCGTGTGCCACTCTGTGTCTTCCCCATAGGAATCTGCGAGCCAGTTGGCATAGGCCGCGGCGTGCTCGATCATGTCGGCGTCGTCAGTCAGGTCGGATAGGCTTTTGCCTTCGCCCACGCCGAAGCGATTTTTGATCGCTTGTTCAGCCACGCGGTGCGCCTGCGAGCCTACCGCTGCGTCCTCGGACATTTCTTCCGGGATGTCCTCACAGAATGGAATCGAGCCCGGGCACGCAAGCCAGCGCTTGGCGGCCGATGGTGAAAAGATGCAATGGTCAGCCATGGCTTAAGCCTCCAGCTTGATCTTGATTTCGTCGCGAAGGCGACACCACACCTCGGCGACCTTATCGTCGGGGATGAGATCGGGATTCTTAGCGCCGTGTTCGATGCAGAAGTTCTTGAGCTGTTCAAGGCGCTTGGGCGAGTTGCTCGCGGCAAACTTCAGCGCTTCGGTCAATCCCTTGCGGATGATCTTGCGGGCATCAGTAAGAGTCAGGCCTTCGGGCAGGGCATAGGTCGGAGCCGCGGGCTCGGCCACTTGTTCAGCCTTGGGCTCGTCGGCAGGGGTTTTGGCCGATTCCACGGGCTTTTCAGCGGGTTTGTCGGCAGGTTTTTCCGCTTGTTCAGCCTCAGCCTGGGGCTTGGGCTGCTCTTTCGCAGCCGGCTTCGCCTCGGCCGAGGTTTCAGCGGGGGTGACCGACCGGTCAGTCGGCTCTTCGCAAGCGAGAATGGCGGCCATGGTAGTGGGCACATGCTCAGCATGCTGCGCGATTGCGGCTGCCAGTTTTTCGAGGGCTGCTGCATGCTTTTCAAGCGCGGCGGCATGGGCCTGGATTGCTGTTTCGATCATCTTTTTCACCTGAAAAAAATAGGGCCGCCGGTTAACCGACAGCCCTTTTTGCTTCGTATATCGCCCGGCGTTACGCACCAGGCGCCCTAATTTTTCGCACCGCGATTAGTGCCAGTCGATAGGGCACTTTTGCGGCTTTTGCCACTTGGTCAGCTGTGAGGCCGGCCCGGGCGGCTTGCATGGCCCGCAGGAAAGCGGGCGATTCTCTTTTGCTCATATCCTCCAAAGAGTGAAAAGCGGACACAAAAAAGCGGCGGTACCAAACGGCCCGCCGCCTTAGAAAATTGCTTAATAGGGGTGCGTTTTTAGCTCATCGATATATCGCAAAACAGCTCTATTAAGGTCGGTAAAATTGTCGAATTCATATTCCTGACGCGCGGCAAAATCGAAAGGGTGAATTATTCGTAACGTACGCCCGTCAATCAAAGCGACCTGAAACGGCGGGGCGTACTTATTAGCGCCTTTCGGAATGAATACCGGCACATATGCCCCTGTTTTCTCATCCGTAAAGCCGCCGGACTGCACCCAACCATGCGCTACGGCGTCAAGCCCTTTACCGCCGCCATTAGTGTTAATTGCAAAAAGCCTAACAATAATGAAAAGCGCGAACAGCACAGCCGCGCCAATTAACAGCACTTCCATTTTTTTTCTCCGTGGTTTGTAGTTGGTACTCAAAAGAATACTCGCAGCTAACGGAGAAAGAACAGCAATTTTCTAAGGCGGCGAAAATGCCGCCCATTTGTGTCCAGGTTTTTAAAGAACTTCGCACGCCCTAAGGCGGCGTGACTGATAAGCGGCCGCGCGGTTTTTTGCGAATCACCAACCCACGGAGGAAAGTGCGCAGCCGCTTATCAGTGCCCCGGATGACGCCCCGGGGCCGGGCGGATTAGATGATCTGAACGCCTCGCATGCTCACCCAGCCGTTTAATATGCGGCCCTCGATTACGCGGTGCAAAACGTCAGTCTTAGCGTCTCGGACTTCGGCGCGGATTGTCACGCGCTGGCCGTAGTCTTCGCGATTGCGCACGGAGCGCAGCATCTTCAAAATGCGTTGGAAGGCCGTTGTTTGCGCCACTGTGGCCTTGCGTGAGCTCGCAATCAACACCGTGCGGCCGCCCGTTTCGTCAATCAAGTAAGTGCGCAACATCTCTTAGGCCTCCTTCGCTTCGGCAGCGGTTTCGATTAGCTCGGAGTATTCCGGGCTCTCACATAAAGCTTCGCCGTATGCGCCATTAGCCAGGGCAATATCGTCGTACCACCATTCAGCGCGGCCATAGTCATCCTGAATAGAGTCCAGGAAATCGAAAAACACCTGCCATAAACACGAAGGCCACTGCTCACACGGGCCGCAGGCATCCATATCGGCCGGATAGAACGGAATCCAGCCAGAACACGGCGTAAAGCGGTTACACCAATAGGCGCGCAGCTCGCTTTCGTACTCATACATCACAGCGTCGAAAAGCTTGCGAAGGGCTTCGGTACTCGCTTCGGCTTCGATCGTGTCCGGGCCTTGGAAGTAGTCTTTCGGCGTGTGCAGAGCTACAAAACTGAAATCTATTGCTTCAAAGCCGATTGCTTTCAGCCATTCGCCGAAGTGGCCGCAGTAGTCTTTGGCAATGTACGTATGCGCGCGGCCCCATGAAACGGCGTCACACAGCTCACCGGCATCGATGCCGTAGTATTCGGCATCCTGTTCGATCTGCGAGTCCAGGCGGTCACTGAACAGGCTGTTATAAAAACCTGCGAAGCACAACGTGACGCGGGTATAACCCGGGCGTTCGCAATCGTTCTTGAATTTCGTATACATGATTCCCTTTCCTTTTCTCTTGAGTGCTTTAAAAGATTGCTGCGGCGAGTTTTGCCAGGGCCCATAAGGCGCCAAAGAAAGCCGCGATGCAAGCGCAGTCGATAACTTCCGGATGCTCTTCGAACATGATCTAAGCTCCTTTGATTGCGGCGCGCCGCCTTTACCTCACGGGAAAGATCAGCGGCGCACATTTCCTCATCAGCGCCCCATGATCTATATAGGCAGTCCAATACGATCAGGCGGCTTTCGCACCCGTACAAATCGCGCGGATTTTCGGGGCATTCGTCGTAACCGACAATGAGACGGCGGCCAGTCGAAAGATTGACTTTCAGCATGGTTTAGACCTCCGTAACGTAGCCAGCTATAGCGGCTTGAAAATCTCGCTCTTCGTCCGTGCTCAAAACGAAGCGCTCCGGCTTTCCGTCGTTGGGCGTGACAATGAAAGATGTATCCTCGTAAACGGTGAGCACACGCACACGGCCTTTTTGATAGTTAAAAATCAGCTCACCGCAAACGCCCATTTCTGTGCGAACAAAGCCGGGGGATTGATTGTCATCGACATACTCAGGCGCGTTGTTAGTAACGTCCGAGTAGCACTCTTTGAAAAGCGCGAACGCCTGTTCGCGGTTACGCTGACGCTTTTCGTCTTCGGCCTTGAGTCTCTTAAGCTCTCGAAGACGCATCACAACGTCGGCAAGCTCATCCTCAAAAAAATCAGCGTTTTCGGCAATGTCGCAGGCGTCTTCCAGCGCCTCATGGGCGGCATCGATAGCCCACTGTTTGCGCAGCTCTTCGGGCAGTGTCTCTAAATAAGCGCCATCGGCCAGCGCTTCGGCTGCGGCGTTGAGTTCGCTTCGAAGCGTGATGCGCTCGGTAGAGTCGGCGCGTTCGCGGCGCGCGTTTTCAGACTTGGCTAGGTCGGAGCGGGCCAGTGTGTGAGCAATAAGCTTTTGAATCTTTGACATTTTCCTTTCCTTTCTCTTGTATGCGATTGCGTGAAACTTACGCCTAACAATCGATAAGTTTCGCGCACCGAAAGCATAGCAGAAACCTATCAAAGTGCAAGGTTTAGCGTAACGATTTGATAGGCAAAAATTTTCCGTTTTTTGACAAAAGTCAAAAGATCAGCGCAAAAGTTGTCGCGTTTTGTCGCACGTGGAAAGGAAAGACGCGCCAAAAACGGCGGAAAAAAATGTCGCGGTTTGTCGCGCCTATATAAGTTAGGGCAGTTTTCTCGGACAATCAGGGGAAAGCGTGTCGCATATTGTCGTTTTTGTTGACACGTTTGACACGTTTCACCCTTTTTCCTACCCCTTTCGCATACATACATAGGTGTGTGTGTATAAAAAAGGTATAGGAATAGCTATTAAACGTGTCAAACGTGTCAACACCGCGCGAACGGGGTCGAAAAGCGGACAGCGCCGGGCGCAATACGTGGGGAAACGCAGCGCATGGTTTAGAGCACCTCGGCGCCGCCGGCATTGGCCACACTGATCGGCCGCGCGTCCGCCGGCCGCTATCGGCTCAAATCAACATAATCGCAATTATGTTGAGTTAATAAAAAATCTAACCAATTGATTTAAAAGGATATTTTCTCGGAGCATACGCCAAAAGCGCGCCAAACCGTGGAAAAACCGACTTAACGGCTCACATGTGAGCTTTTAGGCCGTCAGAATCTTGCCGAGGGGGAGGGGGAGCCCCCATTTTCGCGTTGGCTCGCCGGGGGTGGTGGCGTAAATTCTGGGTGCAATTTTTGGATCAAAACGGAACTGCGACAAAATGCGACATGCCCGCCGCGTCTATTCCTTTCCCGCAAAAACCGTGGTATCTTCGCAAGGTAAGGAGACAGCAAATGACGAGGATTGACCACAACAGCAAAGGACGCCGCATCGGGGAAGGCCACCCGAGAGCGTGCTACACCGATGCCGAAGTGCTCGTGATCCAGCGTTTGGCCGACGCCGGCATCCTTCGTCGCAAAATCTCCGAAGCGCTCGGAGTTCCGTACAGTACGGTGCGCGCCATCACCAATGGCCGCATGCGCTGCCAGACGCCCGTGCAGTGGGGTGAGTCCTGATGGCCGGCCAGTACCTCGGTGGCCGCAAGGGCCCGAAGGAAAAGCGCACGCTCAAGGGCACGGCAAACGAGCGCGCAGCGCTGATGGCGCTCATTACCGACCTGCCTGAAGTGCATCCCGCCGAGCGTATGGGCCCCGACGTAGCCGAGCAGGCGTTTGCCTTCATCAGCTGCGGCGGTTCGCTCAAAGAGTTCTGTCGTCGAGCGCAGCTGCCTTTCAGCACGGTGGCCACATGGATTCACAAAAACGCGCCGGAGGCCTATGCCCGAGCCAAGGAGGCCGGCTGTGAGGCTTTGTCCGAGTACGTGCAGCAGATCGTCACGACGGAGGCGCCGTCCACTGAGCGCATCGAGACGACTGATCCCGACGGTCGGGTGACCGTGACGGTGAAGACGGCGGACAACGTGCAGGCGCGAAAGCTTGCCGCCTGGGGCTGTTTGGAGCTTATGAAGTCGTGGAGCCCGGACCGCTATGGCAAGCGTGTGACGGTGGAGGCGGGAGGCCGTATGGCCGAAGCGATTGCCGCGGCGCGCGGTCGTGTTGGCGAGAGCGAAGGGCGACGGCTTACGGTGAGACCCGCGCCGGCTGAGGTTATCGACGTGACGCCCGAGGAGCCGTCGGGCGATTTGTTCTGACCCTAAACGAGTTTGGCGCTTTTCGCGACCACAACGCCGAGAATCTTTTCCAAACGCAAATTCTTTTCGCCCGGGTAGTGCGGGTTATCGGCAATCAGCCAGTCTTTGCCTGTGTCGCTTTTGATGAATATGCGCACCACGGGTCTTTCAATGCCTTCGGCAAAGGCAACCACGTAGTTTCCTTCGCTCGCTTTGGCTTTTGCCGTCGCGTCCAGGAACGGTACGCCTTTGACGTACAGTAAATCCCCTGTAGCAATTTCCGGGTCTAAAGCAGAACCCTCGGAGTATACCGCCACAATCGTGCTGTCCGAGCATTCGGCGAACGGCACCTCAGGTAGCCACGCCGCCGGCTTGATAGTGGCTTTCGCTTCTGCGGTTTTGCAAATTTCTCCGATTTGGTCAAGCGTCAGGAGCGGCACCGGGAAACCTTTTACAGTACCTTTCACTGGCGTACGGATGATTAGCGAGGGGTTGTAAAGATCATCTACCGTGACGCCGAGGGCGGCGGCAATTGCGGCCGCGTTCTTCGCCCTTGGCATAGCGCCGCGGTTAACGATTGCCGATATGGTCGGGTTGCTCAACCCTGAACGCCTAGCAAGTTCGCGCAGGCTTAATCCTTGTTGTTTTGCTAAAGATTCGATATTACGAGCGATGGTCGATTTTTCGATCATGGCTTCCCTCTTTACTTATCACATTGTTAAGTTATTTTAGATTAAACCTTGCAAATTTTCGTTGAGTGCGTAGAATGCCAAAACATGGCAAAACCTAACGAACCGTTAACTTTTACATATCACTATGGCTCAACAAAGAAAGAGGCTTTCGACGGAAGAGGCGGCGGAGGCCAGAGAGTACGTTCGGATCTTGCGTCGTTGCGGCTTTTCGATGACGGAGATCGCGGGAAAAATCGGACTATCACGTGTTTCGGTGACGTTGATTCATTGCGGTAAGCAACGGCCGCGTAGGGTTATTTTTGAGATTCTTCGAGAGCTGGCGTTGCAAGCGGCGAAAGACGCCAGAGATGACGTAAAAGGCTTCATAAAAGGGGCAAAAAGAAAATGATCCAGCACTTCGGCGTTCAACTTGCCCAAGAAGGCTACGCAATATGCGCTCTCAAGCCGAGCGAAAAGTTTCCCATCCAAAAGTCTTGGCAAACCCATCCGCTGTCCGTAGTCGAATGCAAGACCTTCCGTCCAGAGACCGCAGGTGTCGGCATCATCTGCGGCGTTGGCGACGTGGCTGTTTATGGCCTTGATTTCGACATTCCCGGCGACTTTAGCTTTGCCGAAGCTATGCGCAAGCGTGCATTTGAGATTTTGGGAGAACCGGACGGCGTTTATCGAGTCGGTATGCCACCGAAATTCCTGATACCCGTGCACGGCAAGCCCGGTGCCAAGAAGCAGACCACCCCCTGGTTTACCAAGGATGGCATCCGTTGTCGGTTCGAGTTTTTGGGGCATGGTCAGCAGTTTGTCGCTGAGAACGTGCATCCGGATACGGGCTTGCCTTATGAGTGGTACGGTGAGCCGATGCTGCCTCTCGAGAGCGGGCATCTGCCGTCTTCAGCTTCGCTTCTGCCAGAGGTCAACAGCGAAAAGCTCGCGGCACTTCAGCGGGAGTTTTGCACCCTGGCGCTTCAGTACGGATGGACGCTGCAAGATGAGAATCGCCCTGCATTGGCAGGTCCTCTTTTTTCTGACGACGATTATGTCCCGGCGACTGATGCGGAGCTCTCATCCAGCGCTCCGCTCGGTATCTCACTCGAAACGGCAGAGAAGTACATCACCGACATAGATGCAGGCGCATACGACGAATGGTTGCGCGTAGGCATGGCTTTGCATTTCGAGTTCTCGGGTTCCCACGAAGCACTCGCGCTCTGGGATAAGTGGAGCCGCAAAGCGGGCAACTACAAGTCGTTTGAAGACCTCGAGTATCGATGGAAAGGCTTTGGTCACAATGCCAGTAGTTCGGTCACGATGGCGACGTACAAGAAGCGTTACGAATCGACGCACCATGACGAGGCCGCGGAATTGTCCGACCGCGGACGCGCGTGCCGCCTCTATCAGATTTTTCAGGGCAAGCTTTGGTTCGCGACCGACGAATCCACTTGGTACAAGTGGGAGGGGGCACACTGGAGGCGCTTAAACGATGTCGAGGGCGAAACACTCGCTACGCATGTGACAGGTGATTTGCTGCTAGAGGACATAAAAAAGATGTCTGCGGCTGATCCAAACAGGGCGAAGTATTTCAACGGTAAGTTCGAGTATTTTCGTAAAGCCACGGCACTTACGGCCATCATGGCGTATGCGCGGAAGCTTCCGAAATTCCAATGCTTCTCTTCAGATTTCGACAGTGACAGCCGCTATTTTGGCGTTGCGAATGGCGACATCGACTTAACCACAGGCGAGTTTTTGGCGCCAAACTTCGAGCGCAAAATCGCTCGCTATTCAACGGTTTCTTTTGACAAGGACGCGGATTGCCCTCTATGGAAGCAGACGCTTAGCGACGTTTTTGCTGGACGGCCTGAGATGCCGGCGTTTCTGCAACGCATCTTCGGCTACGCCATGCTCGGCAATCCGGTCGAAGAAAAGATTTTCATTTTCCACGGTAACGGCTCTAACGGCAAGTCGACGATCCTCAATACGATTCGCCAGATTTTTGGCGGCTATTCGGTCACGATGGATGAGTCTACGGTCACGTCTATGGGTAAGGCCAGCGGCAATAACGCGGGTAGCTCACGCGCTGACATCCTGGCGCTTAAAGGCAAGCGCCTGGCGCTTGTCCCCGAGACGGAAGACGGCGCGGCAATGCGTGAATCAGTGGTTAAACGCCTCGTTTCCCTGGATGCTATTACGGCACGCGGCGTGTATGCCCGAAGTATGACAACGTTCACGCCTTCTGCGGTTCCAATTTTGTCGACGAATTACATGCCAGATATTCGAGGAACTGACAATGGCATTTGGCGTCGTGTTGTTGCCGTGAGTTTTATACAGAACTTTGAAGGCCGTAAAGATGTTGGAAGACAAACGGCGCTTAAAAAGGAACTGCCGGGGATTCTGAACTGGGTGATTGAGGGTGCAGTAGCGTACCAGCGCGGGGGGCTGCAGATACCTGAGGAAGTCGAGAGCGAAACAGAAGGCGTTCGCGCAGATATGGATTCCATTCAGGAATGGATTAACGACTGTTGTGAGACAGGTAGCACGGGATACTACGTACGTTCTAGCGATGCCCTTGCTAGCTGGAAGACTTGGGCTCAGAAAAACGGTCGAGAGTTCCACATGACGAGTACCAGACTTGGGCGCATGCTGCATGGTAAGGGTATACAGCTTGCCCGTTTAAGGGTGAATGGTCGGGTTTCACGTTGTTTCAAGGGCATCAAGCTAATCGACGAATTCGACAACTTGGAGGAGAAGTGATGGAACTTTCAGCAGGCATGGTCTATTTGATTTTTCTGGCTGATAACGTCATTGGCGTAGCGGTGGCAGCAACGGTCTTGACGGCGTTGTTCCTTGTATTCGTTCTGGCGTTTTGGGCGGTTGCCGATTTTGATTTCTTTGACGACATGGAAAAGAAGCGTGCCAGTCGTATCGTGAAAGGCGCGGTAGCCGTGTTTGTTGTGAGCCTCTGTGTTTCAGTGGTTATGCCAAGTACCAGGGCTCTTATTGCAATGATTGTGATTCCAAAAGTCTCACAAAGTGATGCGGCACAGGAAGTTCCGAAGGAAATATTGATGTGGATTCGAGGTCAGCTTAAGGAGGAAAGGTGATGTCAGAATTAGGCGGTGGTATTCATATCTACGTTGACAAGATCGAGGGCGATCAGCATACGTGCAAAGCCAGTCCTTATGGCGCTGACGGGAGCGCCGTGTTCGATACCCGCACGGGTGTTCTGAAGGCTCAGGGACAACCGCCAGCAGTGCTTAGGGCGGTGCTTGCCGTGCTTCACTTTGAAACGATATTCAAGGAGTTTTCCGGAAAAGAAACCCGCACAGTCGAGGACATGCTTAAGGAACTTTCGCGTACAAGCGATGAGGCCGGTGCGGCAGGAGTCGCAGGAGCGCTCGTCCAGCGAATCAAGGAAGTGGGCGGAGCGCCTATTGACCAAGCTTGCGAAGTAAAGCTATTCGATGATTCCGAGCTACTCAAGATGTACGCTCGCTATTGACGGAGCTGGTGCCCAGAATAGGTGGCTCATGCGCTCGGGGCGTCGTGGATCGTTAGAGACTAGATCTTCGCGTTTTGTAATGGAAACGATTTTGTCTAGTTCCCGGAGCATAGCAGGTTGTTCTGAGACTTTCCCGATGAGAAAAACAAGTAATTTGTCTCCTTTGGTCTCCCAGGACTCGGTGCCTGGGCAACGGACAAGATACTTCTTACCACTTGTTGTAGTGATTTCGTAGACGGACTGATCGCCCGGCGCAACTTCGAATTCGAGCATTACGCTCCTCCGTGAGTTTTTGATTTTTGATTCGCACCCAAAATCATTCCACGGAGGGGCGTTTTTCTCAACTGATACATGAAGTCCGACTCGGACTTGACAATGGCTCCATCAACGAACTGATGGAGCTTTTTTGTGTCTGCCGATGCCGAAATTGCGCGTCAATTAGCGCTTTGCTACGACGACCCGCTGCGCTTTGTGCTGTGGGCGTTCCCGTGGGGCGAGCTGCCCGAGACGCGCCTGGTGAAACTGCCTGAGCCTTGGAAGTCGTACTTTCCGAAGTGCGAGTACGGTCCGGACGCTTGGGCGTGCCAGTTCTTGGACGACATCGGTCGCTATGTGCAGGAGCGCGGTTTTGACGGGCGCCACGCTGTCGACCCGATCAAGATGGCCGTGGCATCAGGGCACGGCATTGGCAAGTCGGCTATTACCGCCTGGATCGTGTGCTGGATCATGTCAACGCGTCCGCATGCTAAGGGCGTCGTGACGGCCAACACAGCCGGCCAGCTCGAGACAAAGACATGGGCTGAAATCAAAAAATGGCTCAATCGTTCCGTCGTCAAGGACATGTTTGAGGTCAAGGCAACCTCGATCGAAGCCAAGGAATCTCCCGAATCTTGGCGCGTTGACGCCATCACTTGCCGCGAAGAAAACGCCGAATCTTTTGCCGGTCAGCACGCGGCAAGCTCCACGCCGTTTTATGTATTCGACGAGGCGTCGGCAATTCCCGAGGCTATCTACGACGTGGCAGAAGGCGGCCTGACTGACGGCGAGCCGATGATGTTTTTGTTCGGCAACCCGACTCGTAATAGCGGGCGCTTTTTCGAGTGCTTCCACAAGCGTAAAAAGTATTGGGACACGCGCTCGATTGACAGCCGCACGGTGGCGATTACCAATAAACGGCAAATTCGCAAGTGGGCTGAAGAGTACGGAGAGGACTCCGACTTCTTCAAGGTCCGCGTTAAGGGTGAATTCCCGAGCCAAGGTTCCGACCAATTCATTTCGGCCGAGATCGTGCATGCCGCCGTCGATCGTGGCACACCACTGGTTAACCGCGCGACCTGCGCCGTTGTGGGCGTGGACATTGCGCGCTTTGGCGACGACGACACGGTGATCGCTACACGCATCGGGCGCGACGCCACGCTGCCGTTTAAGCGCTACCGCAAACTGAGCGCGGTACAGGTTGTGGGCAAGGTCAAAGAACATATTCGCCACTTGCGTCAGGACTACGGCATCAAGCGCCTCTACGTCTACATGGACGAAGGCGGTGTCGGCGGTGGCCCCGTGGACATTCTCAAGGAAGACGGCTTTCCGGTGCGCGGCGTCAATTTTTCGCAGAAGCCCGACAACCCGGAGCTCTACCCCAACAAGCGCGAAGAACTCTGGGGCCGCATGGCGAAGTGGCTCGAAGAGGGCGCAATTGCCGACGACAAAGAGCTGATCGAAGACCTGATCTCGCCCACGTACACCTATGACGTACAGGGACGCAAAAAGCTCGAGAGCAAAAAGGACATGAAAAAGCGCGGCCTGCGCTCGCCCGATGCGGCCGACGCCTTAGCGCTTACCTGGGCGTATCTCGTTGACGAGTACACGGAAGGCCGCCAGGGCATGGCCGCGGCTATGCAGCGCAGTCGTGACCGATATGACCCGTTTAGCCGGTGGAGGACGAGACGATGACGGATACGGATTTAGCGTGGGCAATGCTTTGTTGTGTGAATTTGATCCTTGGGGCGCTGTGGTGGAAGTTATGAGAAAGGCATCAGTAGCTTGGAGAAGCAGCAATGGAACTCGTTGAACTCAGTTTCGGAGAGCTTATCTCGCATCCTGATTTCGATCACTTGATCGATGAGTACCGAGAAGCCTCGGCGCATCCGGAATTTGGTCAGCCGAAGTTCTCGTCTCAGGCCTATGACGCAATGCAGGCCAACGGTGTGCTTGAGGTTGTGGGCGTAGCCGACGACAAAGGGAATCTGCATGGGTTTTTGATTGCCATCGTGTCGCCGCTACAGCACTTCGCTCATGTGCGGATGCTGTGCGTGGACGCCATTTTTTGCGATGAGCAAGCACGACGCTCCGGCATGGGTTTGAAGCTTTTGCGCCGAGCTAAGCGGGTTGCCAAGAAGCGTGAGTGCCGAGGCGTCATTGTCGGCGCCAAGGTGGGTACGCGAGCCCACAAGCTCTACGAATGTATTGCGAGACCGTTGAACACACTTTTTTTGATTGAACCATGAACGAGATTTCGACAGTAAAAGCGGGCGCGGGGCTGTCGGAGTGTTCGGCAGAGGCGATTGAGACGGTAAAGGCCGCGCGAAGCGAGCTGGCAAAAGCGCCGCAGGTGATGCTTCCGTGCGAGCAGCACATTCACGCAGGCGTCTATACGCGAACGCTTTACATCCCGAAAGGGATTTGTGTTTTCGGAACGCTTATCAAGCGCACGACTCAGCTCATTATCGCGGGCCATGCGCTCATAAACGACGGAACAAAGGCTGTGGAGCTTAAGGGCTACAACATTTTGGACTGCGCGGCCAACCGAATCCAGTGTGCGTACGCCATTGAGGACACGTACGCCACGATGATTTTCGCGACCGATGCCAAGACCAACGATGAGGCGGAGCGCGAGTTTACGGATGAGTTTGAACTTTTACAGACAAGGAGAATGTGATGTCGGGTGGGGCTATTGCAGCGGCCGTTGTTTCCGCAGGTATCGGTTTGTATACGGCTAACCGCCAGGAAAAGGCGCAGGATCGCGCCAATCGTTTGCAACGAGAAGCGCAGGAAAAAGCGCAGTTGCAGCAGACGCAGCAAATGCGTCAGCAGAACCAGCAGCAGGCGGATGTTTCTGGTCTGCTTGAGGGCAATACGGCGAGCGATACGAGTTCCACGATGCTGACCGGCGCCGGCGGCGTTAATCCCGGTTCGCTGTCGCTTGGTCGCGGTAATTCGCTGCTCGGAGGCTAAGAGCCATGAAGGAGCTGGAAAAGCACTGCCGCAAGCGCTGGGAGTCGCTGAAAAGTGAGCGCAGCTCCTGGATGGATCATTGGCGCGACATCAGCAAAGTTTTGCTGCCTCGTTCCGGTCGCTTTTTGGCTACCCAGAACAACAAGGGCGATGAGCGAAGCGTGGACATTCAGGACAACTCGGGCACGCGAGCATTGCGCACTCTGGCCGGTGGCATGATGGCCGGCATGACGAGCCCTGCGCGCCCTTGGTTTCGACTGACGACGCTCAATCCTGAGCTTGATGAGGACTACGAAGTCAAGGTTTGGATGTCGCAGACGACTTCGTTGATGCAGATGATTTTCACTCGGTCGAACGTCTATCGAGCGCTTCACATGGCTTACGAAGAGTTGGGCGCGTTCGGAACGTCGGCCACGGTTGTGCTCGACGACTTCGATCGGGTGATTCACTGCATGCCGCTCACGATCGGGGAGTTTGCACTGAGCACCGATGCGCGCGGTCGAATCAACACGCTTTATCGTGAATTTCGTCTGTCGGTCGCGGCGACGGTCGCAGAGTTTGGCTACGCCAATTGCTCGAAGGCCACGCAGCAGGCGTTTGATCGCCAGCGCTACGACGATTGGGTGACGATCATCAACGCGATCGAGCCGCGTGATTTGCGCGATCCCGGCAAGCCGGATAACCGCAATATGCCGTGGCGCAGCGTCTACTTTGAGGAGTCTTCTCGCGGCCGAAATTCAAGCGGCATTCTGCGCGAAACGGGTTTCCGTCACTTCCCGGCACTCTGCGGCCGCTGGCATGTCACCGGCGGCGACATCTACGGCAACAGCCCCGGAATGGAGGCTCTTGGCGATTTGCGTCAGCTTCAGTCCGAGCAATACCGTAAAGCGCAGGCGATTGACTACATGGCCAATCCTCCCATCATCGTGCCGACGGATTACAAGGACAACGAGTCTTCAATCATGCCGGGCGGCACGATTTTTGCCGACACCGAGTCGCAGGCGAAATCCATTCGATCTGCTTTCCAGGTCAACTTGGATTTGCAAGGCGTCCTGCTCGACATCCAGGACTGCCGTCAGCGCATCAATGAGGCTTTTTATAAGGACATCTTTTTGATGCTCACGGAGCAGGGCGGCAATCGAATGACGGCTACGGAAGTCGCCGAACGCCACGAAGAAAAGATGCTGATGCTGGGCCCGGTGCTTGATCGACTCAACAACGAGGTGCTTGATCCGCTCATCAGTCTCGTCTTTGAGCGCATGGTGCTCACAGACATGTTGCCGCCTCTGCCCGACGAATTGCAGGGCGTGGAGCTCAACGTGGATTACATCTCGATTCTCGCGCAGTCTCAGAAGGCCATTACGACGAACGCCGTGGACCGCTTCACGAATTCCTTAGGCGTTTTGGCCGGTTACAAGCCGGAGGTGATCGACAAGCTCGATGCTGACTATTGGGCTGACTACTACGCCGATTCTCTGGGCATTGATCCGCGCCTTGTGGTGCCGGGCGAGAAGGTTGCCTTGATCCGACAGCAAAGAGCGGAAGCCGCACAGCAGCAGGCTCAAGTCGAGCAGGCCGCACAGCTTGCCAGCGCAGCGAAAGACGTGGGTTCGATTCAGCAGGTTTCTTCTCCGACGCCCGACCAAGTAGCGGGCATGTTCATGGGCTATTGAGCGAGTGATACATGAAAACAAAGGCGCGTGAAACACTTCCGCCAACGATGGTTAAGAGTTCAAAAACGACCGATTACGTCGAAGCGTTGACTTGGCTGATGCGTGATCCGAAAGGCCGCAGGCTGATGCGAACTTGGATTAGAGCAAGCGGCGTTTTTGTCTCGAGCTACGAAGGAAGTGAAGGACGCGACGCCGCGTATGCGGTTGCCTTCAATGAGGGTCGAAAAGAGTTTGGGTACAAACGCTTGGCCGAACTCAAACGTCACGTTCCGGAGTTTTATTTGTTGATGGAAAAGGAGGGCTTGGATGCCTGATGATCTCAATCCGGGTACAGCCACGCCAAACGATGGCGGTACGTCGGCAGAGCCGACTCCGGCACCGAGTGCCGAACCGCAGAACTCGCAAAGCGCCACGTCACAGAACGACGGCGGTGCACAGGAGCCGAAGACTGCCGCACAAGCGGTGCCGTCTCTGATTGACGGCGCTGAACCCAAGCAAGAGGGCAATGAGCCGACCGATGGTGCACCTGAGTCTTACGAGGCTTTCAAGGGCGAAAATGGCGAAGAGTTCACGCCCGATCAGGTAAAGGGTTTTGCCGAAACCGCTAAGGAGCTGGGGCTTTCGCAGGAGAAGGCTCAGAAGATGTTTGGTGCCATGTTCCCAGTGGCTTCCAACTACCTGCGTGAAACGCACATTAAGCAGGTTACAGACTGGCGAAAGGCGGCTGAGACAGATCGCGAGTTTGGCGGCACGAATCTGCAGGCCAACTTGGGCGTCGCAAAGGTTGCGTACGACCGCTTCGCTTCGCCCGAACTCAAGCAAGTTCTACGAGCCTCCGGCCTCGACAACCACCCGGAGATGATTCGAATGTTTTTCCACGCCGGCAAAGCGCTTTCGCAGGATGCCGGTGTTTCCGGAACCGCGCCCGCCCAGACGAAGCACGTTCGCTTCCCGAACTCGAACATGGTTGAAGACACTTAAGGGGAATCAATAAATGGCAACGACTACGAAGTCGAACCTCTACCCGACCCTGACGGACCTGATGGATCGTCTTGATCCGAACGGCAACATGGCGGACATTGTTGAGGTTCTGAACGAAACCAACGAAATGCTGGCCGACCTTGTGTGGGTTATGGCAAACAGCAAGTTCTCGCACAAGACGACGGTTCGAGCAGGCATTCCGATGCCGACGTGGCGCCGCCTCAATTACGGCGTGAAGCCCACGAAGAGCCAGACCAAGCAGATCGTCGATACGTGCGGCATGCTTGAAGCTCTTGCCGTCGTCGACAAGAAGCTGGCCGAACTTAACGGCATGAAGGCCTCGTGGCGCGTTTCTGAAAACGCAGCCTTTATCGAAGGCATGGGTCAGGAATTGCAGCGAGCCATTCTTTACGGTGATTCCTCGAAGGACCCCGAAAAGATCATGGGTTTGGCACCGCGCTTTAGCACGGTCAATCGCGCAAAGGCGGCAAGTGCCGATAACGTGATCGACTGCGGAGGCACGGGCAGCAACCTGACATCCATTTGGCTTGTCGGCTGGGGTCCGAAGACGGTGCATGGCATCTACCCGGAAAACTCCGTTGCAGGTCTTCGCGAAGAAGACTACGGTGAAGAAACGCAGCGAGACGAAGAAGGCGGCGAATACCGCGTGCTCAAGACCCACTACGAATGGGACGTGGGCCTGACGGTTCGCGACTGGCGCTATGTCGTCCGTATTGCCAACATCAACGAAGCGATGCTCCTGGCTGACCCGACTGCCGGTGGTGCTCTCGATCTTTTCGACAAGCTCACTGACGCCACGCTGCGCGTGCCGAGCCTGACCGGTGCTCGTTTCGCTTTCTACGCCAACCGCAAGGTTATCGGCTGCCTGCGCAAGCAGCAGAAGAACGCGAAGAACGTGAACCTCACGCTCGAACAGAACGCCGGCAAGGTGGTGACGAGCTTTGATGGCATTCCCATTCGCACGGTCGATGCGCTGACCTTTGCTGAATCTCAGGTTAAGTAAGGAGGCATCAATGATTATTGACCATTTGCTTGAGTTTACGAGCCACGCCGGTCAGGCGCTTACCGCAGCGGCGGCATCCGACTACCGCATTGACTTCTGCCAGAAGGCACCGACGACTGGCCTTGACTACGATCGCATCGTCGCGCTTTTTACGGTCAAGGCCGATGTGACGGGCAAGTTGCAGATCAAGCTGCAGGACTGTGATACCGAGACGGGCGGCTATTCTGATCTCGCTATCGCTCCTGAGCTTTCCTCGCCTACTGCCGGCACTCAGGTGGTAATCCCGATTCCTGCGCATCACAAGCGCTATGTACAGGCCTACTTCGGTTCTGACAGCACGGGCATTACCGCCGGCACCGTGCATGGCGCGATCGTTTCGGGCGTTCAGGACAACGTACCGCCTGAGCAGGCTGCGTCGATCAGCGATGCGCTTTCGGATTCCTAAAAGACCACAGTTGCAGCACTCATCTTTTTCGTGATTATCCTCCGGGCGCTTCGGCGCCCGCTTTTTTAGGAGCGACGATGGCTGACGCAATCGATATTTGTAACTTGGCGCTCAATCGAATCGGTAAGCGGGCGTCCGTGTCGAACATCGACCCTCCCGATGGTTCGGACGAATCCTATTCGTGTGCGCGTTTCTACCCGTTGGCACTGCAGACGATTCTTAATGCGCACAACTGGGCGTTTGCCACAAAGCGGGCTTCGCTTGCAAAGATGGCCAATGTAGACGCCTCACCGTGGAGATACGGCTACGCATTGCCGAGCAACTGTTTGCGCGTGATTAACCTGCAATTGTCGGATGCGCACCATCCAACAGGATTCCCGGAACGATGGTTTGCTGACGGTCAGCCGATCGAATTCGAAGTGGTCAACGGCGGCGCATCGCTCATGCTTCTGACGAATGTGGAAAAGCCGGTTGCCCGCTACATTATGAACAATCCACCGGAGAGCTTTTTCAGCGCGACGTTTTCGGACGCTCTTGCTTGGTTGTTGGCGAGTTATTTGGCCGGCTTAACAATCCGTGGCGAAACGTCCTTCAATTACATGACGATGTGCTATCGGCAGTACGAAGCGACTTTGAAGCTTGCCGCGCAACAGGACAGCTCGCAGACCAAGATGCGGATTCGTCGAATTCCTTACGCTGTGAGGTCGCGTCATGGCTGTTAAGGTAATCCAGAATTCGTTTAGCGGCGGCGAGTTGTCGCCGGCTATGTTTGGCCGAATCGACGATAGTAAGTATGCGTTTGGCTTGGCCACGTGCCGCAATTTGATTTGTCGGGCGCAGGGGCCCGTGGAGAACCGTTCGGGCTTTGCTTTCGTTCGCGCGGCAAAGTATGCCGATCGCACTTGCCGCTTGATTCCCTTCACTTTCTCAAGCGACCAAACCATGGTGCTTGAGTTAGGCGACAAGTATGTGCGTTTCCACACGCAAGGGCAGACGCTCTTGGGCGAAGACGGCGATCCATATGAGATTGAGACGCCATACGAAGCCGATGATTTAGATGAGATCAACTACTCGCAGTCGGCCGACGTGGTTACGCTCGTGCATCCGCGCTACGCACCTCGTGAGCTTCGTCGATACGGCGCGACCGACTGGCGCCTTGTAGAAGTTGATTTTGGGGCGCCGCTTTCAGCCCCAACCAACCTTGAAGCCGAGTACACCTGCAACGCCAAGTCCGATTACATCACGGAAGCGGCCAAGACCATGTACACGATCAGCTATAAGGTGACGGCTGTCGTGGATACAGAAGAGGGCGTGGAAGAGTCGGAAGCCTCGGAAGCTGTGTCGCTGGAAGGTAATTTGTTTATCGACGACACAAAAGTCGATCTCACTTGGACTGCGGTTACGGGAGCCGCCCGCTATCGCGTTTATAAATCCTATTCAGGCGTCTTTGGCTTTATTGCCGAGACCGAAACAACCTCGTTTTCGGATACGAATATTTCGGCCGATGAGAGTATCACACCCCCACGCTGGGACGATCCGTTCTATCAGTCTGGCGGCATCGTATCGGTAACAGTCACAAATGGCGGTACGGGATACGGTACGAAAGGAGAAGTGATTGCTGTATCCGAGACCGGCGTTTATAAAACGGCTGATGGTGAAACAGGGTCGGTAACGCTTCCTTTGCCGGTTTTCCCAGTTGCAAATGCCACTGTAGTTGGAGGAGGAACTGGAGCTGTTGTTGAAGCGATTTGGGATATATCGGCTATGGTGGTATTTCTGAAAGGGTTTCGTCTTATAAGCCCCGGAAGCGGATACTCGGTGACAGAGACAAAAGTCAGAGTAGGCGATATTAGTAATAGCGGTATTGTCTACGAATTTCCTTGTACTGTTGTTGGAGAGCCGCTTGTCAAAGTGACTGATACGACAGGGAGCGGCGCCGAGCTTGAAGCCGTAGTAGCAAATGGCGCGGTTTCGGAAATCAAAGTGAAGAAGCCCGGCACTGGGTACACGAATCCTACTTTGACAATTGAGTCCAATGGCTCGGGTGGCAGCGGCGCCACGGCTACGGCTTCCCTTGGACAGGTGGGCGATTATCCGGGTGCCGTGGCCTATTTTCAGCAGCGACGCATCTTTGCGGGTACTTACAACCGTCCGCAGTTTGTTTGGATGACACGGCCCGGCAAAGAGACGGATATGAGCTATACGATTCCGTCTCAATCTGACAATCGCATCAAGTTTCGCGTGGCAACGAATGAAGCAAGTCGCATCCGGCATGTCGTGCCGCTTAGCAGCCTTTTGCTGTTGAGTGCTTCGACGGAGTTCCGAGTTACCACGGCCAATGACGATACGCTCACGCCCACGTCTATTGACGTGCGGGCGCAGTCTTACGTCGGTGCAGCCGCCGCACAGCCTTTGCTCGTTAATTCGCTGGCCGTCTATGCCGCGGCACGTGGAGGACACATTCGTGAGATCGGCTACCAGTACAACGCCGGCGGCTTTGTGACGGGTGACATTTCGCTGCGCTCTGAGCATCTTTTCGACGGCAAGTCGATTCGGTCTCTGGCACTTATGAAGGCGCCGACGCCAATTGTGTGGGCCGTTAATTCAGACGGTGAGCTTCTGGGCTGTACATACATCCCGGAGCAAAACCTTGGCGGCTGGCACCGGCACGACACCACCAATGGGAAATTCGAGTCAATTGCCTGCGTGGCCGAAGGTGACGAAGACGCGCTCTATGCCGTGGTGCGCCGCACCATCAACGGTAAGACGGTGCGCTACATCGAGCGCATGCACGAACGGATCTTCACGTCTTTGGAAGACTGCTTTTTTGTGGACAGCGGAGCGACCTATGAGGGCGAACCGACGGACACAATCTCGGGGCTCACATGGCTTGAAGGCGAGACGGTAACGGCCCTTGCCGACGGCAAAACGGTGCCGAGCCAGACGGTGGTCGACGGCAAGATTACTTTGCCGATTAAGGCCTCGCGCATTCACGTGGGCCTACCGATTGTCGCCGAGCTCCGCACACTGCCGGCGGCTTTCCAGGACAAGTACGGCGGCTATGGCCGCGGTGTTCGCAAAAACGCAGTGATGGCCTATGTGCGTGTCTTTCAGACTTCGGGCGTAGCGATGGGGCCGGATGAGGATTCGCTCATCAACTACTCGCAACGTAAGAGCGAGCCGTATGGATCGCCGCCGGAAGTCGCCTCAAAAGAGATCGGCATGGAATTGGCCGCGGATTGGACAGACGGCGGCCAGATCACGATCCGGCAGATTTATCCGCTGCCAATGACGATCGTATCCATCGCCATTGAGCTTGCTACATGACATAAGCCTCAAGCGGCATGATTCCCCGACAAAAGGAGAATTTATGCCGCTTTTTGATTACAAAGCCAACTGGCTGACGGGCCGATTAGGAAGCCTGCTTGGCGAAGCACCGACGACGCCCGCAGATACTGGGTCGGATGATTCTGGTTTCGATTGGGGCAACATAGCGCTTGGCCTGGCCGTGAGTAGCGCCGTTACGGATGCTATTGGAGGGTACTCTTCGGCGCGTTTGAAAGCCGGGCAGCTAGACCTTCAGTCTTCGAATGCCGCCGCAAGTGCCAAGATGGCTGAGCTTGGTGCCCAGCAGGCACTCTATGCCGGTGAGTCTCAGATCGCACAGATTACGCGTCGTGCCGGTCAGCTCAAAGCGCAACAGCGCGCCGGCTACGCTGCAAGCGGTGTGGCTGTCGGCGTGGGCAATTCAGCTGAAGTCATGGCCTCGACTGATGTTATGAAGGAGATCGACGCGAAGACGGCCAAGATCAATGCGCTTCAGGCAGCCTGGGGCTATCGGCGTCAGGCCATGATGCTTGACGCACAAAGCAAGGCGGCCGACATCATGGCTGATGCGAACCGCAGCGTCGCTCCGTTGCAAGGATTTAATTCTCTTCTGAGCGGCGCAACCAAGGTTGCAGGCTTGTACTACGGCATGGGGAGATATTGATGCCACGAATTCCGGAGTATGGAAATTATCAGGTTAGCCCGACTGTCGGAAATTACTCTGCGGCTCAAGCTAAAGATTTTGCGCCGGCTAACCCTTACGACCCTGATGCCTTGGCGGCGCCTTTGGCTCGTGCTTCCGTTGCCGTGCAAAAGGTCCAAGAGGGCATTGACAACTCGCGAGTGCTTGACAAGCTCACGCAATTGCGACGCTTTGCGCTTGACCGACGCGCTGGGGACAATGGCTTTTTGAAGCTTCATGGCCAGCAAGCTTTGCTTCCGGATGATGACGGACGTGGCTTGGCTGATCGTGAAGACCTGCAAATGCGTAACTATTCTGATGTGCTGATGCAGGATTTAACGGCGGCGCAAAAGCGCAAGTTCAAAAATCAGGCAGCGTCAATTTTTCAGCAGCAGTATGGGTTTGCGCTTCAGCACGTCTTTGTCGAAAACGAAAAGTACGACGTGGACACGCGCGTGGCCGCGATTGACGATGCGATGCGAACCATTTCGCTATCTGCCGATCAGCCGGATATTGTTTCTGAAAACCTGGCTTCGATTGACAGCGCGATTGATTATCTGGCGCAGAAGCAGGGGCTGGACGTTTATCAGAAGCGACAGCTTCGCAATGATTACTTCGGCAAGCTCTCTTCGATGGTAACAGCACAGGCGCTTCTGGATGCCGAAAGCAATCCGGATGCCGTTTATGTTGCTCAGAATTTCAACAACGACCATCGGCATGAAATTCCCGCTACAACCCTAGTACAGAACAAACAGCAAATTCAAACGCAGATCAAAGCCAACCGCGTCAATTCTTTGGTTCGTGGGTATCGAGACGTTCAATCGGCAGCAAACACGAATCGAACCTTGGCACGAATGGGATTAGCACTTGACGGTCAGGGAAGAATTCAAGAACGGGATGTCAAATCCGCAGCTGTAAAGATTATGTCGCTTGGCATCGTGCCGCAGGAGTCTGGCGGTCGTCAGTTCTCCACCGATCCTTCCGGCATTGAGCAGACGCTCGTGGGGCGGTACGAAGACGGGACACTGCCACCCGAAGATCAGCGCGCTTATGGTTTGTCACAGATTCAAATTGGCAATGCCAAGTTTGCGGCCGATTGGATTCGCAAGAACGAGGACGCGAGTTTTAAGTGGGATCAAAGCAAATTTATGAACGATCCCAACTACAACCGACGAGTGGGGAACGCATGGCTGACGCATCTTTTGCAGACATACGGGGGCGATACGACCAAGGCCATCGCCGCGTACCACAACGGCGAGACCGAGGTCAACGCCGCCATTAAGAAGGCAGAAAAAGAGGGCAATCCCGGGCAGTGGCTCAAGCATCTCGGTCCTCGTGGGCAAGAGTACGTGGCAAACGTCACAAAGCGCTTGCAGACATCGCTGAGCAATCCGGTGAAGGACGCCAATGGTCGGGCAGTGAGCTATTTCAGTCCGCAGTATTTCCGAGCGGAGCGCCAATGGGACACGAACGCTGACATCCGTCGCTACGTACATGAGGTAATGCCGGATACTCAGGTCGACTACAACCTTGAGGACACGGCTGTGCAGGCCGTTGTGCGCGAGCAAGAGCGCCTAAAGGCCGACTACGTTACCGAGCAAACAAACATCCGTAATCAGCTCATTGACCAGATCGCAAGCGGGCAAGCACCGAACCAGCAGCTTTTGAGTCAGCTTACTTTGGCGGCACAAGGCGAGGTGATGACACGATACAAGCAGATTACCGCAGGCGACACCTCGGGTGATCTGGCCTTGGCTGCGACATATCTTGGCGACGAAAACGCGCTGTTTGGCTTGAGCGAAGAGGATATGAAGGCCGTGGCTTTTGCGTCGCCGGCCGAGCAGGGCAAGCTTATCCAAGAGAAGTGGTACAAGCAGCGCGCAAAGCTTTCGGGAGAAGCCAACGCCGCAGGACAACGGGCCTTAGCGGCGCAAGCAGGGATGCCACTGGATGCCGACTACGCTGTATCCGCTTCGAAAGTGCGTTCGGCCTTGGAAGTGGTGATGCCGAAAGAATTTAACGAGCTCGATAAAGACGGAAAAGATCAGCTCGTTGCGAGTGTGCTGCCGGCTATCTGGGAAGCGGCTCAGATCGGTAACGTCAAATTCAAGACTGATACGGAAGTCTCGCAGTGGCTGCAAGGCTACGTTTCGCGAAACGTGGTGCCGCCGGGAGTTATTGCGCAGGGGAAAACGGTCTTTACTTTGCGATACGGCGATTTGCGAAACCGTGGACGATCCGATGCGCAGCCCGTGGCTCGACGCATGGCGGCTCAAATTCGGCTTTACAACGGTGGTTCAACGGACGGTATCAGTGACGAAGAAGTGGTGTCGACCGTTCGGCAGCTTCTTCTTGGTCGGACTTTGCCAATTGATACGTCTCAGTTGGAATTGGATGCGGATACGGTGGAGTACGTCCAAAACGCTTTTCGACGGCAAAACGGACGCGACCCTAACAACATGGAAACGCTGCGCTGGTATATGCGCGTATGCCTGAGTGATGAGAAAGTGCCGCGTCCGCAAAGAGAATCGTCTGTGATGGAAACGGCAGGGCAAGCCTACGCTTACGCCTTGATGGGGAATTAAATGGGAATCTTTGACGACATGCAGGCGGAAAACGCCATGCGTGCGCGCGCGGCCTACACGCGTGCTCTCAACTCGGGTGAAACGCCGGAACAGGCGGCGGAGAAGTTCCGTGTGGCCCGCGAATTTGGCGTACCTGTTCAAGTTGCTGGTGCGATTACTTCTGAAGATATGGCGCAGCGTCAGGCCGATGCTATTCCATGGCAAGCTGAGAGCAATCGTCAGCAGACGTTTTTACGGTATCTGAGCGATGCGGATTTCGCCAATTTCGTCAAAGACGACATCACGAATACAGGATACCTAGAATCCGCCTGGTGGAAAATTTCGGGCTTTGGCGGCAAGCCTGAAGACACGATGGATGCCGCTCGAAACTCGACAGCCCGAGGTGGTTACGGGTTAGCCAATACTCTGCCCGGCGCTGGCAATATCGACAGACTGACGCAGTATCGTCGTGCGCTTGATCGGCTCGATGAGATTGACGAAGGAATTGCGCAAGGCAAGTCTGATATGGAAGTTTTCGGCGTGCCCGACGAACGCCAGGCGATGGCCCTGCGGGCTCAGCATAATCTCGCATCGAGAAAAGCGCGAGAGATTCTGAATCAGCGCATCCAAGAAGCTTCCGAGTCGATGGCGTGGGCCAACAGCATGATTGCCCGCTATCCTCAGTCGGAGACCATGCAGGCGGTTCGTGACGCTAAGACGGCTGGAGAAGCGGTTGCCGCTGCGCTTTCACACCCAATTGACCTACTGGCAAACGTGGGGCCTGAGAGCCTTGTGCAATTTACGCCCGCACTGGCGGGCTTAGCGGTAAGCCGAGGCACAAACTTCGGTGCCGCTTTGCCGATTTTTGCCGGTACGTATTCTTACGGGCTTGATAAAAATGCCGGCATGATGAGCGGCGTTATGGATGCGCTTGCCGAAAGCGGCGTCAATACGTCCGACCCTGAGGCCATCGCAAACTTCATTCGCTCAGACGCGCGCTTCAACGGTATCGAGCGAGAAGCAATTGCGCATGCCGTGCCAGTGGCAATCCTCGACGGCATCTCTCTTGGCTTGGCCGGCAAGGCGATCCCGAAAGCGTTGCCTGAATCCATTACGCGCATTGCGCCGTCAACGAGCCGCATGTATGCCCAGGCAATGAGTTCGCCCTACCGTGCGGAGCTCATCAATCTTGGTGTGCAATCAGCGGTACAGGGAACACTTGGAGCAACGGGTGAAGCCCTTGGTCAGATTAACGCGCAGGGCGAAGTCGAAAACTGGGGCGAGGTGGTGGCTGAATTTGCGGGCGAATACTTTACAGCGCCAGTTGAAGTGGCATCGGCTTCACTGGCGGTGAGTCGCACGCTGACTGAAGCCAAGGCGATTGCGCAAGCCAAAAGCGAAACCATTGCAGAACTCACTCAACGGGCACGAGAAAGCAAAGCCTTGGCACGTGATCCGGAAACGATTCGCGGCTACCTTCAGGCCGTGGAGCAGCGAGGCGAGGGTGCAGGGGATTTCTACGTTGATGCCGAAGCGCTGCAGCAGGAGGGCTTGGCCGATGAGCTCGCGGCCGTTTCTGACTCTATGCGCCAGCGCGTCGATGAGGCGTTGCGTACCGGTGGCTCCGTTCGTATCCCGTACTCGGAATATGTGACGGATGTGGCTCGATTGCCTGTGGCCGACCGCGTGGCGCCTGTTCTGCATCAGGAAGGACAGCCGACCGATGCAGAGGTCGACGACATCGCGGCAAGCGTTACGGAGAGCGCTAACGCCGAAATTGCGGCTTCAGCGCGGGATGCTCGATCCGAGTTTGGTAAATCCTTGCGACGAGTCGGGCGGCAGATTGATTCCCTTTTTGGCTTCGCGCAAGGGCTGACGGTGCAGGGCGTCGGTTCTTACAAAACGCTGTTGACAACGCTTGTTGGCAACTTGGCTCAAGATGCCGGCATGGCGCCCGAAGAGGTTTGGCAGGACTACGGCATCCAAGGTATTTTGGGGTCGGGCGACATTCGAATCGACGAGAACGGGAAGGCTGCCCTAATCAGTGAAGCGGCTAAGAATGCCCTAGGAAAAAACAACTTTGTTGACCTAAAACAACAAAGTTCAAAAAAAGCGCTCGGGTCGTTTTTCCCAGAGCAGCGTGTCGTTGCGATCTACGGGAACGCGGATCGTTCGACGTTCCTTCACGAAAGCGGCCACTGGTATCTCGACGCTCGCGTTCGTCTGTCGCAGGCGTTGCGCCAGAAGGGTGAGCTTACGGACAGTCAGCGCTACATCATCGAAAACACGGAAGCGGCGCTGAAGGAATTCGGCATCAAGAGCCTGGATGACTATGCGAATGCCTCCGTGGAATCCATTCGTGAGGCACAGGAAAAGTTTGCCCGTAGTTACGAGCAATACCTCTACGAGGGACACGCGCCGACAACGGCATTACGTAACCTCTTCCGTCGATTCTCCGCGTGGCTCAAATCCGTCTATGGGGCCATTACGGCGATTCCCGGCTCGCAAATGTCCGATGAGGTTCGGGCCTTGTTCGATCGCCTTTTCACTGCAAGCCAGCAGGTAAATGAGGCACAGCTGTTGCGAGGCTTCCGTCAGGCTCTCGACTCGGGAATCATGGACTCTAACGATCTGGAGGTTCTTGCCGCATGGTCTCAGCAATTCTCTGACGCCACAGACGAAGCGATTGAGACCATGACAGCACGCGGCATGCGAGCCATGGCGTATCTGCGCAACTTGCGCGGGCGTGTGACGCGACAGTTGCAGCGTCAGGCAGACGCTTACCGCAAAGAGCTTGAGCCGGAGGTACGCGAAGAGCTGTTGCGCAACAAGACGTTTGCTTTGCTTGATTTGTTGACAAATGGCAGAGAGATTGACGGTACGCGTAGAGTGCCGAAGTTTTTCGTTGACGATCTGCGCAAGGCCGGCATCAGCCAGGAGGTGATCGAACGGCTTCGCAACCGAGGCTTTACGGTCAAGATCAAAGCGCCTAGCCGCATTGCGCCTGAAGAGCTTGCCACGGGCATGAAATTCTCTTCGGTCGCTGCGATGATCGACGCCCTGGACGGCACGAAGTCTTATGAGGAGACGCTTGCGGACGCCGTGGAAAAGAAGATGCTTGACGAGCACGGCGAGTTTTCCACGGAAGGCGGCATTCGCCGATTAGCCGACGAAGCGATTTTCAATCCGTCGCTTGCGCGAATGATTGCCATTGAGATCAATTTCCTGGAAGATGCGAAGGGCACGAGTCGCGTGACGGCCTCGATGTTCCGCGATGCCGCGGCGGCTGCTTTGCGCAATTCCAAGGTTCGAGACCTCCGACCGGGAGCCGCTCGTGATGCTGCCGCACGCTTGGGACGACAGGCACAGGCAGCGCTTGCCGGTCGCGGTGGACGAACATCGACGGATGCGGCTCGCTTGAAGCGCCAGCAGCTCTATCAGACGCAGGTGGCAATTGTTTCGCAAAATCTTTTGAACGAGATTGACCGCGCCGTTCGTCACTTCAATCGACGATTCAACGGTCGCAAAAAGCTCGACAGCGTAGAGACGCCGTTCCTGATGCAGATTCAGACGTTTATGTATGCGTTTGGATTGACGAATCGCGCTCCGATGTCGGAAGCTCCGAGCTACGACGATTTCGCCAAAACGCAGCTTGAGCAGGATGGCGTCCAGGTGCCTCCGATGTCGGATACGGTGCGCTCAGTGCTGCCGTCTTTGACGCATCCGGAAGGCCTGAAACTGGCGGACATGACTGTGGAGCAGGCTGATGCTGTACTGGGCTTTATGTCTGAGCTTGAGCAGGCGGCCCGTGGTGCGACCAAACTTCACATCGGCGCTCGCACGGTAGAGTTAAATCGGGTTCGAGGTGAATTGTCCGGCGCGATCGAGACCCATGCGGCTGAGGCGGGTAAGAAACTGCGCATTCCCAATGAGAGAGCCGGATGGCGCGCGAAAGCGCAAGACGCTGTTGACAGAATCGGTATTGCGCATCGTCGTATCTCGAGCTTGTTGGCCTCTATGGAAGGGAAGACGGGCGGCAAATTCTTTGAGTACGTGCTTCGGCCGTTTGACCGTGCGGCTACGCGAGAGCAAGGGCTTCGAACCGAGTATGCGGTGAAACTGCAGAAGGTTATGAAGCCGTTGGAGGCAAAGCTTAAAAACCACGGTGCCAAACACTACACGGAAATCGGAGCCTCCTTAACGGGGCACCAGCTGGTATCCGTGCTTTTGAACTGGGGCAACGACGTAAATGCGCAGCGCTTACTTGACGGCTCCGATCAGTACGACTGGACGGATGTCCAAGACGATGGGACGCGGCACAAGTGGACGGCTGAAGGCGTTCGACGTGTCATCGAAAAAGAGTTTTCGGCTGAAGAACTGCAGGCGGCGCAGGACGTTTGGCGCTTGTTTGACGAGCTGTGGCCTGAGGTTGTTGCACTTGAAGAACGCATGGGTAATCGTCCGCCGGTGCGCCAAGAGCCAAGATCGAGCACGTTTACGCTAAACGACGGCCAGGTGGTGACGCTTGAGGGTGGCTACTATCCGATTCGTTTCGATCGAGGCGTCAGCGATCGGTCGGCACAGCAGGAAGACGAAGCGGCATCGTTGGCTCAGTTCGGCATGAGTGCATCGAACTCAACGACGTATCAGGGCTTTGTGAAAAGTCGTGCGACAAGCGCCGGAGGGCGACCGCTGTCGCTTACTGACCGCGCCGGTTTCGAAGGTCTTGATGCCGTTATCCACGATCTTTCGTGGCGCGAGGCAATCGTCAACGCCAACAAGCTTTTTGCTGACGGCAAAGAGCTTTCTCGTACGATTCGAAATTACTGGGGCGACAAGGCCATGCAGGGCATCCGCGAGTGGATCAAAGACTGTGCGCTTGGCGATATGCGGCAAGCCCATTTTTCAGAGTCGTGGGCAGGCTTAATTCGCCAGCACGTCTCGCTTGCCGGCATCGGTCTTAACTTCGTATCTGCGGCGATTCAGCTCACCGGTCTTACGCAGACAGTAGCGTTGCTTGGCCCCAAGTTTGCGGGCATCGGTGTTGCTGAATACATGCGAAACCCGATGGCGGCCATGCGTCGTGTTCGCACCATGAGCCAATTCATGGAGCAGCGTTCGCAGACGCAGTTCCGTGAATTGCGTGAGGTGCAGGCCAGGCTCAACGGCAACATTGGCTCGGCGCGCGATAAGTGGATGCGCATAGCGTATGTCCCGCTGGTATGGATGCAGACAGTTGTCGACATCCCGTCTTGGCTTGGGGCGTACAACAAAGCGCTGAGTGAAGGGCGGACGGATGCGGATGCCATCGCGCTCGCGGACCGTTTTGTGGCTGATGCGCAGGGGAGCGGTCGCACAGCTGACCTTTCAGCCATCGAGCGTAATCCCAGCTCGGTCTCGCAGTTGATGACTGTGTTCTACACGTTCTTTAATACGGCTTACAACGCGGCCCTGATTATCAAAGACACGCAAAGAGGCATGAAGCGCGCTTTAAGCCTGATGACGCTCTTGATACTTCAGCCCGTGCTTGACAGTTTCATGCGTGAGGCGATCGGAGCGGCGGCTTCGGATGGCGGCGATGACGACTGGCTAGAGAAGGCGCTAAAGAACGCAGGTGCCAATACTGTGAGTTTCAATCTGGGGCTATTCGTTGGCTTGCGCGAACTGTCGTATGTGAGCGGCTACTTTTTCGGCACCGATGCCTTCCCGTACCAAGGGCCCGCTGGTTTACGTCTGATTACTGATACGGGGCGATTGCTTCAGCAGATTAGCCAGGGTGAAGCTGACGAAGGATTGCTGAAGGCTGCGATCTCGGCCACCGGTACGTTTGCCGGTTTCCCGGTTACACCGTTCACCCGTGCAATCTCCGGCTACAACGCTTTGAGCGAAGGCAAAACCGACAATCCGTTGGTTCTCATGTTTGGCTACAGTGACAACTGATATTTGAGACAAAGCTCGTTCGCGACAATGCCGTCAACTGATAGGAGTTTCTGATGGCATTGGACAACATTGAGCGGCGTGTCGTTTACGAAGGAGACGGGAGCCAAAAGGATTTCCCGTTCTCTTTTGTCGTCTTCAAAGACAGCGACATCACCGTTTCTCGATCAATCGACGAAAACCGAGATGAGACGGTAGCGACAACCGAGTATTCGGTGGAGCTGTCTGACGATGGCACGGGTACGGTTCACTTCGTTGAAGCTCCGGCCGAAGGCATAAGAATTGCCATTCTTTCGGCTGTACCGGAAACGCAGCCGATGAAGCTCACGACCTACGACGGTTTTGACCCGGAGGTGCTGAACGACAGCGCGGATCGCATCGTTGCCTTGATCCAACAGCTTCTGGAAAAAGTACAACGTGCCGTCATCTTGTCGCCGACCGATTCAATGTCCGCCAATACGCTGCGAGATAGGTTATTTCAAGCGGCTAAAGAGGCGCTGGAATCGGCTCAGTCTGCTGAAGAAGCCCTGGCAGCCTGCGAGCAAATCCGCCAGCTCATCGAGCAGTATTCGTGGGACATCCCGCACATCGTCGATTCTTTACGCGATGTGGAGGACTACCCGTATGACGGGCTTTTTGCTATTCGCGGTTTTGGGAATCCGGGTAATCCCGGGCACGACATCAGCAATCGTTTAGTGAAACCCTACGGGGGAATAGCCTTTCGCTTTTTGAATGAAAAATTCGGAGAGATTCTCAGTCTTAAAGACTTTGGAGCGGTAGGCGACGGAGAGGCAGATGATACAGAAGCAATCCAAGCTGCATTTAATTCTGCTTCGAAAATGCTGTATGTTCCTCAGGGAATTTATAAAATTTCTTCAAGATTATCTTTTAACAAAAATGGGCAATCTCTTATTGGTGAAGGAATTGTTTTAAGCCAATTTAGATTTATTTCCTCGAACAGCGGATTGGATGTAAAAGGAATAAATGCCTGCGTAATATCAAACTTGACGTTAAACGGCGCCAACGTCCAAGAGCAAGGTTTTTTGTTAGATATAAAAAATTCTCAGTTATTTTATGGAGAGAATATCCGTATTCAGAACGGATATAACGGAATTAACTTTTCGTCCATAAAAAATTGTCGACTAGACAATTTCCTTGTTGGAGATTGTAATGGCCAGAAGGCGATCAAATTTGACGGCGATATCGAAAATAAATCAGATGTTTTGAATTTAACGAATGGTGTGGTAACGCATCAGGATAATTCGAGTCTAGTTGGGCTTAGTTGGGAAAGTTACGCTCATTCGCTAACGATAAATAATGTCAGATTTATTCGTGGCGGAACAGGGTTGAAGGTTGCTGATACTTCTGGAGCAGGTACAAGTGATTCAATACCGATGTTCCTTCGGATGGAAAGTTGTGATTTTGATTATCCAAATGGATATGGTATCGAATTAAATGATATTCGGGATGCTTGGATCTCAGAAGCCTACACCCACTCTGCGAGCGAAATCGGATTGTATATCGGTCAGAACGCGTACGGCGTAAAAATCTCGAACCCGCGAGTTTCTTCGTCGCAGAAAACGGGAATATCAATTCATGGTCGTGGTGTCACGGTGATAGGCGGCGCTGTTTATGCCAACTCTCAAGCCGCTAGTGGAGAGTACGACGGAATCAATATTGGAGCAACAGCCATAGAAGTGATTCTTTCGGGCGTAGCGAGTGGGTATGCGTGGTCAACGTCTATTGCGACGCAGCGGTACGGCTTAAATATTACGACTGGAGCAACACGCATCCTCTACAGCGGCTGCGAATTCACGGGAAATATCACTGGCGAAGTAAAACAGATCGTTGATATGCCGTACAAAGCATCTGACTCGTTCAGACATGTTTTCAGCAACGGCAATGGCACCCATTTTGTCATTGGCGGGAGTACGGCAAATATCGCTAATTATTTAAGAGCGGCTGGGGCCGCCAACGGTAGCGCACCACAGATTTTGGCCGAGGGCTCAGAGGAAAACATCGACATTGCTTTGACTCCGAAAGGTAGTGGAAAAGTTCAGTTTCGAACGCCATACACAACAGGCGGAGGAACGATTACCGGCTATATGGAAGTCAAAGATTCCAGTGGTGTTGTGAGAAAAATAGCTGTATTGGAGAATTAAATGCTGCCTATGGAATACATGCAAGGCGCCGTTTTTGTCAAAAAGTCCGGCGGCAGAATTTTTGTATTTGAAGACCCTTTTGCTCTGTCTGACAACAAGATGGTGCTGGCTGAAGGTACAACTGTGCCTCGTATGCTCAAGGATCGGTTCTCTGATGTAGTCAACGTGCGTGATTATGGAGCGAAAGGTGACGGGACAACCGATGACACTTCTGCGTTTTTGGCCGCGGCAGCAAGTAATAAGCGAGTTTTTGTTCCCCAAGGAAAGTACCTAATCACACAAAATGTATCAGGTGATTTTTACTCTGACGGGGATGTAGCTGTTGATTGTTCAAAAATAACGATCGGCAATAAACCCGCTATTGGTGGTGTCCGTCAAATCTTCGTTGACTCTGAAAACGGTTCGGACTTTAACACTGGAAAGTCTGTTGATCAGCCTGTTAAATCACTTCAACGAGCAATAAATATTGTTAATGCGTGTTCAGAACCACAAAGCACCATACAACTTGTTGGAAACTCAACTTATGAAATTCCTTCTTCTTCCTTTGTGTTCTCGGGGGTGGCTCCACATGTTGTAGCCTATAACGGAAGTCCGACACTTAAATTCACGTATGCAGGCGGAGCTGGGCCTAGGTTTTATACAGCACACGTAAATCTACAAGGCACGGAGGAGAACAAACTAAATATAGCATCTGATTACGATAGCCTTTATTTTGAGGGTTGTAGCTGTACATTTACAAATGTGAATTTTTTAGCGGCTGTGGGTATTTATGGAGGCAACATAGCATCAAATACTTGTAGCTATAAAAGAGTAGAAGGTAGTGATACAGATTTGGGAGGTGTTGGTAGAAATCCCTCCTTGTATCTGTACATGGCAAATGCACGCTTGTATAACACGGTCATAGCATCAACTGATGGAGACTCCACCGGTGTTGTTGCAGCTCATGGTTCTAACGTAGCTGTATACGGATATTTAAATGCCGTGGAACAGACAAAAGCTGGTACTAAACCACTGTTTTTGTCGTACAACTCTTATTTGTCATTAAATTACACAAGCAATGCTGATACTCTTACGAATAAGTATCTTCGATCAGTAACGCTAAATTGGTCAACTTGTAAGTTGACTAACGAGTGTTTTACCGTCATAAATAAATTAAATCCTTATTATGGTAGTTCGGCTGTTTTTGTCGGATCAAATATTGTTAGTGGTATAGGCGTTCTTCCTGGAGAAACAGTATCTATTACCAGAATGACTTTAGGTGGGCACATAACGGGTAGTGGAACTCGGGTTGAGGTTTCCATTCCGATGCCTAAATCGTTTACTCCAAATGTCACTTCTGTAGCTGTGACTTTTACGGAAGTTACGATTAGGGGGGTTGATGGGTATATCGCAGACAACGTTTCTCAAAGCAACATTGGAGAGGTTACAACTACATACTTTAATCCTTTTCAAATTAACATTTTAATCAATTTAAATGCTTCTTACCATAAGCCTAGCATTAACAATACGCCAGTGTCTGTTGAACTCATTGGGCTAAACATTAACCCAAGTTAGGAGACGAACAATGAACATCACAAATCTGACTCATGCACTTTTAGCCGTTGCCTGCCAACTGGCAGTGGCCACAGTCCTATGGCTCGTCGGCACCGACTTCACAACCGCCTGCGCCATGGGTGGCCTTCTGGCAGTCGGCTTCTACTGGGGCCGAGAGGTTACGCAGGCCGAAACGAAAGCAGGCGGCACGCCGTGGTGGGGAGGCTTTGACTTCCGGCAATGGACTCAAGATTCGATCTATGACCTGGCAATGCCGGTTGGGGCGTGCCTGCTCCTATTAGGGTTAGCTTGGGTATTCTGTTAGCAGAATGCGGAGGCATAACTATGCTTGAAATGAAAATCGCCAAGCTTCCGATAACGGAACTGCAAGAAGGTATGCCTGTCGAACTGTGGTACAACGGGCAAGGTCGGCTTATTATCCGGGCATACGGCGAAAGCGGATACGTTCTAACTGACCTTGATTTGTACGAAGTACTCCGATGGGCTGAAATTCAATTGGGAGACCGCCATGGCAGAAAAGAATTGTGTGGAGGAGCTTGTCAACGAAATCCACAAAGCGCTGGAGAATGAGCTCTACGTTATTGCAGTAATGGCGGCTTTGACTCTGCCGGATATGTGTGGGGCACTTGAAAAAGAAAACTTTTGGGCAACGAATAGCACCTACATGGAGTGGTGCCAAAAGAACCTTCCGCCGGAGTTTTTCTCTCTTGCGACTCCGGAACTTATGAAGGAGATGCGAAATAATCTGCTGCATACCGGACGTTTAGATGACGCAGCCAACAAAGGCTCCGGCAGATTAGTCTTGACTTTACCGAATCGCCGTGTGACGCTGACAAATTGTCGGATAAACGACGATTACGTGACAGATGTTCGAGCCTTTTGTCAAGGACTTTGCTTTGCTTCGCTAGCATGGTTAAGCGCCCACAAGAACGATCCGATCGTAGCGACGAATTTGGAGAAAATGGTTCAAAAAAGAGATCAGGGTCTTTCTCCATACGTATCAGGAATAGGCGTTATCGCTTGAGTAACAGCCCCGCTTCGGCGGGGTTTTTCATGCCTGACACATGAACCCCGCAGTCTCCGAGACAATGGCTCCACCGCATGTGCGCGTGAGCTGTCCATTGCGTTGGACAATCTGAGCAGTTCTTTTGAAGGAGGCAAGCATGACTAAGGAAGAAGCCAAGGCGCTTTTGGAAAAGCTCGGAATGAAGGTCGACGAAGTGAGCGATGAGCTTGAGGCGAAGATCACGGAGTGGAAGTCCGGCCTCGACGCTGAAACGCGCCGGGCGGTTCGTCCGTACTGGATCACGATCTCGGTAATCACGTTCGTGCTCGGCTGCGGCGTGGGGCATCTGTTCTTCTGAGAGCAGTAGATGATCCAAAGGCTTGCTGATTTTGCGGCCGTTCTGCCCCAAGGTTTTGAACGAGCCATGATGGTTGTGGGCGGAAGCATGGGCGGGGTGTTTTCTTTTCTGTACGGCGATGCTGGTCCGTTGCTGATCTGGTTGGTGGTCTTTGTCATCCTGGACTTTTTAACGGGTACGTTGGCGGCCGTACTGACAGGGACTTGGACGAGCAAGCGTAACGCTCTCGGTGTCCTCAAAAAGATGCTGGCCTTTTGCATTGTTGCGCTGGCTCATGGTTTGGATGTGGCGTTCTGCGAACTCTTGCCTTTCCAGATCATCGAGTCGATCACGATTTGCGCATACATGGCTGGCGAGTTCGGCTCGATCATCGAGAACCTGGACAAGATGGGCCTGCGTGTGGTGCCGCCGGTCGTGAGAAAGCTCATCGATGCGCTCAATGCCAGGCTGGACAAGACGGTGGACAAGGTTGCCGAGTCAGACATAAAGGAGACGGGCAAATGAAGCTCGGATATTTCGACACAAAAGAATTTGAATCCAAGGACGGCGCAAAGTCGCCTTTTGGCGAAACTGTGGTGCGCAAAGAGCTAGTGCATCTTTTGAACCGCATCCGGGAGAAGTGGGGCAAGCCGATCATCATCAACTGCGCCTATCGCTCACCAGAGCACAACCGAGCTGTAGGCGGCGTGGAGAACTCATACCACGTGCAAGGCTTGGCGGCCGACATTCGTCCTGAAAACCTGGAAGACCTGCCGGAACTGCAGGACTTGTGCCTGGACATGGTGACTGATGGTGGCGTTGGCATGTACAACACTTTTGTGCACGTGGATGCACGCGGGCGCCGAGCACGGTGGGATAACCGGAAATAACTCGTTAAGGAGACACAATATGACGGGCCTCATTACTGCAACAGAACTTGAAAAGCTGACCTCCCTACCTGCCAAGTACGAAAGGGATAAGGAGGCCAGGCTTGACTGGAGATTTAATCGAATCGAAGGCCTCGTGGCCGCACGGCACGATCTCCCCATCGAGAACGTTCTCGATCAGATTAAGACCTTGATCTCCGAGTGCCAAGAGATCGTCAGCGGGAAATGAATATGGAACTCAAAGACACAATCGAGCTGATGCAGAGCTCGGACTACAAGGATCGTTTCCGCGCTGAATATGCCCAGGCAGACATCCGCGTCCGCAAGCTTGGGGCGACGCTGGCTAAGTGGGAAGCTGGATCGCTTGATTTCAAGCCGACGTGCCCAAAGTCTGTGCTCTATTCGCAGTACGCCTACATGCAGGCTTACATCTGCATGCTGGCAAAGCGAGCGGAGCTCGAAGGAATTGAGCTGCCGGGGGCTAAAGATGTGTGAAATCGACAACTTCTACAGCCGTGTCAACTCCCTCCGCGATACGTATGGGCGTTTGTGGAAACCTGAGTGTGCGCAGGACGCCGACGACCAGGCCGAGATCGAAGAGCTTGAACGTCTTCGCAAAGAGGTTGCACGCAAGCGCCGCCGCCAAGAGATCGAAGTGCTTCGTCGTGAGCTAAGAGAAGACCCGTATGCGGTGAGATTATGCAGTCGAACAAGATCAAGTTTAAGTGGGTAAATGACACGTGGGAGCCGTACACGAAGCGCCAAGCCTCAAAACTACGTCGGGCGCGAGGCAACCGCTGGTGCCCGCACGACAAGAAAATCATTCGAGAGAAAGACCATGAGCCGCTCGTTTCAGAAGACACCGGTGGCGTATGTATGGAAGGCTCACTACGGCGCCGGACAGAAAATTAAAAGACAAGCAGCCAAACGTCGCCGGCAGTCAGGCGAGCTTCAGTTGTCTGGGAACTACTCTTCTTTCCAAATTTGGGGAGAAGACCTAAAAGAAGGTCGCTCATGGAAGACCAATAAGGTGATCCGAAAATGATTTTGTTTGCACTGAAATACTTTGTCTTCTGTTTCCTTGTCCCTGTTTTGCTGGCGGGTTTGCCGTGGTTGCTTTACCTAAAGCGGAAAGATGATTAAGACAATCCTTGACTGGTTCACCGACAGCAAAGTCAGCATCGTCGTCGGCATTGCCGCCAGCGTTGTGATCTTCTTTTGCGGTTACGACGTGGCCTCAAACAAGTACAAAGCCGAGATCGCAGAGATCGAAAAGAGCCATGCGCTGGCGCTCGCTAAGAAAACAGCAGAGCTCCGTGCAAATGAGAGCAAGCAAATGGAGGCCGTTACAACGGCGTGGGAAGAGTATGAAAAAGCGAAAGCTGAATTGGCTAAAAGCCGCGCCAGCATTGGTGATCTTAATGCTAAGCTTGAGCGGATGCGCAACGCGGCAGACCGTAATCTCACCCGACTGTCCCAAGCCAGTGCAAATTCCTGCAAACATTTCGAGGAGCGATATGCCCGCTGCATCGGCCTACTCAAAGAAGGCGGAAGCCTATCAGTCCGAGGTGCAGACTTGGCTTCAGAAGGTGCAGGACTTCTTGGAGAAGTAGCCGCGAAAAAAGATGCGGTGGCGCGAATCCATCAGGGCAAATAAAAGGGCCGTCTGATAGAATCAGCGGCCCCTAGGCTAAAAAATGAAAGGAAAGGATTTAGCCTGTCGCTATTATACAACAGGGAAACAAACAGGGGAACGGAAGTAAAATCGCCTTGGAATGCCTGATTTATCAGGGGAGTGCGAATCCTGCCTGGCGCACCATCAAAAAGGTTGAGGTCTGCAGTCTGCGGACCTTTCTTTTTATCTGTGACTTTTGTAAATCTTTGATTTTATTGAAAAATTCTTTTCAGGGGAAACTTCAGTAAATCCGAAGTCTCTGCTTTTTTAAACTCCGATTGTTTTCCAAGATCACTCCAAATTTGAACGAAAACTGGGGAAAAAAACTCGGTAACGACAGCTCCAGAATAGAAAACGGGGTAACGAAGAATAAATCCGTTTTTTCCC